ACGCTTATTCTTTAATGGCAAAATTACCTAATTTATAAGCGTTCTTAGATGTGCAAAACATTGACAACCAGTGAATAATAGCCCATCGTGATAGATTCTGTACTCCTCATTGCGTTACCTGTATGCTTCGGTAACTGGACAGCTAACGCTTTGGTAACTGAACAAATACTACAAATCACCTTTTTTTGCGTTTTACTCATTTGGCAGAATCCAGCAAATATGCTAAATACCAACCATTTAAGTTTTATCTACTCATTTCTGTTATCGCTTGCTTTCCTGTTACTTATGCATGCAGCCAGACACACATTTGCCGTTACCATGCTTGATTTGGGAGCAGACATTTATACGGTCTCAAAATTACTGGGCCATAAAGAACTTGCCACAACTCAAATCTATGCAAAGGTTTTGGATCGTAAAAAACAGGAAGCGGTTAACTTGTTTCCTAATATTGATGATTAAAGCCCAGATTCCTGGGCTTTAAATTTTACCATTGAAACAAATTATAATTAATCGTAACTGCCAGAACTGAAGTAAGTCCATCTTTACCCACACCATATCCGGCAGATATGCCTACTCCCCACCGCTTAGGCTTATGGATAACATCACGGTAGACATACTGAGTTTCATACACAGTCTTAGGATAAACCCTGATTTCGTCCAGGCGCGGTGCTACCCCGCTTACCTTAGCATAGTAATTGCTGTCCTGATATTCCTTATACTCTCGCAGATGACTGCAGGTGTCGCCCACATGAATAGTATCAGAGTAGTCAATCCAGGCAAGATAAGGCTGCGGAGACAGAATATACTGGGTATCTACATCTACCTTCGTAACTACATGAACAGACGTAACGGTATCAACCTTTCCGATATTGCATTTAGTTGGTGAACGGCTGCACCATCCTAGACCGAATGCCAGTGCAGCAATCAATATGTAGAGAAGCCATTTCATCGCAGTAAATCTTTGTATTCCTCCTTTGCATCAAAGCATGGGCACATCTTGATCCACTCATGCTTTTCCACGATACCATCACCGTCAAGATCCGGCGATGTATCACGATGGCCGAGCACTTCGACTATCTGATATTTGCTGCACAGTTCCTTAATCAGCTTGGCCAGCGCTTCCTTTTGCTCCGGTGTCCGGGTGTCGGCTGCCTTACCGTGTGCGTCCAGCCCACCGATATAGCAAATACCAATACTATGCTTGTTATAGCTTACACCGCTGAAGCCTTTCGAGTTACAGTGTGCCCCATCAATGGTCAGACTACGGCCAACTTCTACAGTACCGTCCAGACGGATAACGAAATTGTACCCGATTGTGGTAAAGCCACGCTGAAGGTGCATCTGGGTAATTTCCTTCTTTCCTATGTCCTGCCCTGCCTTTGTAGCAGAGCAATGGACTACGATTGCATCTATCTTATTCATTTCTTCCCTCCTTATCTTTTCTAGTTACTTCTTCAATCAGTTCTCCGGCTATATTGTATTTTTTCTTGATATACCCAACCAACAACTGCCTGATTGACACTTTATTCTTAATGCCATGAATTGCACATACATGTTCTATGATTGAATCAAATTCAAACACGATGGCCAGGCTTAATCCGCAGATAGCAGAAACCTGATAAGAGCATATACCAACCGGCTGAAGGATTGCAATCCCCATCATGAAACCCATTACAAGATATGAATTGTATTCAATAAACTTACACATGGTTCTACGACCAGCACGGGAAAAACGAAAATCTTCTTTCTTTTTCACCACACTGTCGATGATGCCCAGAACAAAGTCGGCTATTATCATAACAAACACAAATATAATAAGCCAGCGCAACTCAAATATCACCTCTCTGATTTCTCCGACAAAGGAGTAGGCTCCCGCAACTGCCAGCTGTGGAAGCAGTAAACCCGCAATCTTTTCCATATCTATTTGTATATACCTTTTTTCTTCACATCCTCTACTATCGCAACAAACTCTTCGATTATTCTGGCATACTCAGGAGAATAGGGGAAATTATAGGTATTGACTGTCCCAAGACAGTATTCCAGAACTCCCATTGCCCCTCCGTGATCCATTTCACTCCCAGGCGGTGAAACGGTTGCTCTCACTGTCTGGAGTTCACTGCCGGTGAACGTGTATTCTACCAAATAAGAGGCAAGTTCTGTTTTACAGGATGCTTGCCCGACATGACTCAGTCCGATGTAATTTACTTTCAGCATAACAAACAATTTAACTTATTAATATATCATTCTACAGTCTCTCCATTTTTCTGCAGCCTTTCAAAACCAATTTTCACACTGGCCAGGACCATATTTTCAGGCTTACCGAGTTCATCCCTAAGCAGCCCGATTTCCTCATCTGTAAGGCACAGATTCCTTTCCCGGACAATCCTCATGGACAACTCAGCCGCCTGTACGTCCATGGTGCCCCGGAAAACTATATTCGCAATTTCTTTGGACAGATCACATTCTGTAAAGTTTCCCTCCACATCCGGAAGAGGAAATTTCGTAAAATCGAGTCTCTTTTTCATATTATTCATTTTTATGGTTTGGGTTTTGTCAATACATTGACGACAACTCCGTCAACAATCTGCAGTTCCTTGTAATCCCAAGGGGTCATCCATCCGAAGATTCCGTTATACCCCTGACGTCCGTCACTGGTTACGACACGGCCTTTAAACCGCAGCGCAACATCGTGTTTCCCGTTGTCGGTAATAACCGAAATGCCGCACTGCCGAGAGGCACCAAGAGTATTGGCAGAACCGCCGGTCGTCGTGACCATGAAGGCTCCGCTATTGCCGTGCATGTCATAACGCCCCAGAGTGACTGAGATCATGCCACCGACAAGGTGACTGTTGCCGGAACTGGCAGGAATCACATTGCCGATACCCACACGTTTGGTCACGGAACGGAACAGGATTCCATCAGGGGTAAGGCTTAACCTGTCATTGGCATCACCTATATGGGTCTGGCTGACCTTGAAGCCCCCTATCATACCGCCTGCAAGGTTAAAACTGGTTGCCGTGATATTCCGCGTAAACAGTTCTGATGTCCGGATAAGATCTGTCTTGATATAACCGCCCTCAATGACGGTACTGCCCAGCCGGGACAGCTCAATCTTTTCCGTTATTGCCATGTCGGCTGTCCGTTGTGCGGCGGATGCAGCATTCTGAGCTGTATTGATCCTGCCCTGTGCATCGGGAGCCAGGGAGGTAAATGTAATGCTGCCGCTCAAGGATATGTCACGGCCCAGAACCCTGATCATATTGTTTCCTACCGATATGCCTGTACGGACCTCTTCCTCCGTGGCATAGTCGTCCGGACACTGTATAAACTCCAGGGGAGCATCCGTATCTCCCTCATAAAGACAGACCCAGTCGACGGACATCGGATTATCGGAGGTATCAGCAGAAGGATAATTATACAGCTTCAGCCTGTCATGGACGGTATTGGAAGGTGAAGGACGATAGTCAAAGGTAAACTTTACACACCCGCTCTCATTGAGGGATGTCTTCTGGACTTCTTTCTGGCAGATACTGCCACGGTAGTCATACAACAGCATTTTCCGCCCCTCCCCGATTTTGGGAATCTTCATAACAATCGTGTACCTGCTCCCGACTGACAGTTCCTTTATCAGGCTGACCGTACCGACAAGATAGGAGGTACTGTCAATAATGTTCAGACGGCCGTTGCGGACAAGGTTTTTCAGACGAAGAACCCGCCCCGAAAGACCCAGCCAGATGCTTTCGGGCTCCAGCTGCAGCTCGGCCCGGCTGATCCGGGTTGATAACCGCCCGACATCTTCCCGTACACCCGTAATCTCGTTTTTTTCTGCTTTGAGTGCAATCCGCCCCTCAAGTTGGGATACACTTGTCTGAAGCGAAGTAACGGTAGCAGCTACAGCATATTTCCGGTCTGCATCTCGGGCTGCAGTATCTACGGCACCGGCCACAATATCCTGCACCGTTTTACCCCCGACACTCAGATGCAGGCCGTCCGGATCATGAAGGCGACCGTCAGACGTAAGGGTCAGCCCGCTTCCGGTATGTCTGATATACCCGTTGGTCATTTCCCAGCCGGTAGACTTGTTGGTGTCGCCCACAAACAGGCGGGCAGCTCCCAGTACGTCGATATAACCTTTGTTGGCCAACAATACAGAAGTAGCCACATTGATAAACTCGTTAAAAGGCTCCCATTGGGAAGAGTCAAAAGATACAGCTGAGGTATGTGTGGCCTTGACGATATATACCGAGTTGTTATAGATTACCACATCGCGGTATTCTTCGTTATACATATATAGCGTCCGGGCTGTCCAGATACCTCGAGGACGGATAGCACGGCCTTGTCTGCCCGGAGCTCCGGCATCGCCTTTCTTCTGCCTGACGATGGTTACCCGTCTGGTGACGGACGCTTTGCCGTCCACTGAGCAAACAACCTCCACATATGCGCTGTCTGCGGTCATGGTGCTGATATAGAATTTCTCATTACTTCCTGATATCTGAGCCGCACTACACCCGGATATTGTGCCGAACTTCCAGGCACATATACCGGCTGCTGATGCGGCACCGGCATAGCGCATGGTGAGCTTTGTTGCCCCCTTGTAAGCGGAGAGGGCAAACACAGCCTTCCCCGAAGGACCCAGCTCGCCGACAAGGGCATTTCCGGACGAATCGCAGGCAACCGCATGAGTATCGTGGTTGAGGATAACGCTGTAAGCGTCATCCCCATCCTTATAGTTCCAGATTGTTATTTGTCCTCTCGCTATTATTTCCATGAGATTTATTTTTTACTTATATCACATACAAAAGTTGCCTTCTGGTCAATTTCCGACGCAGGAACCGTTATCCGCTTACCGCTCTTGCTGCCCGAGGTTCCCCAGGCTCCGTCAGCCACTCCGTTTTTGTTGTGCTTGTACCAGGTGTAAGTGAAAGCAGTTCCTGCCTTGTCAATCTCAGAGCCGGCACGCCATAACTCTGCAGTAAGTTCAGTATTTCCCTGCCCGTTGACAATCTTGTCGCCGGTACTGCTGGAGATGTGCACTTGAATCGGGTCAGATGCATCACGGAAAGACGCATAGGCAGTGAAGGCTTTATTGTATGTGGCACTGCCTGAATCTGTATCTGTGATAGTCACTCTGACATTCAGAAAGTTCAGGACCGCGTCTTTTGTCAATGTTAGAGTCTTGGTAGTGGCGCCGGAGAAACCGCCAGCATTGGTTATCGTAGTCCATGAACCGCTGGATTCCTGTTTCTCCCATTTATAAGTGACATTAGTCGTGTCCTCCTGACCACCACGCAGGAAGTAAGCCACAGCCCGCAGGGATTCCGGGGCATCGTTGATAAAGTCCATACCCTGTGGCTGCTGCACTGTAAGTACAGGAGAGGCGGTACCTGTTTCCACCTTATTCAGGGTGATGACCGCTTTTACCGGAGTGGTTAGTCCTGTATCAGGATCTGTGTACGTTCCGGTAAATTGCACATTGTAGCTGGTGGCTGCCGTCATGTTCTGCTTGATGGTCAAAGCGTATGGAGCAGATGCAGCTGCAGATCCACCATATTCCGTAATCGCCTTACCGTTTATCGTCCATTGCGGATTAGTCACACGGCTCATCACGCTGCTGGTGGTTCCCGCCACAAACACTTCCGGAGTGATTACCAGGAAGGAACCTGTACTCCAGTTAGGTGTATAGGTTTTTGTATCCTTGTTATAAAGCTGAGTTAAGCCGACATTAGTAGTCAGCATACTGTTAATAGCTACCGCATCATTCAAGTCTACGATGGTAATTTGTCCTCTTGCAATTGTTTTCATTTTCTTGTTTGTTTTAATTGTATATAAATAGTTTCTGAATACTGTTTAAATAGCTTTTAATATTGGGTCATATTGTTACGATACAGTCAAAGTTCGAACGTCCCTCCACATCATACGGAGTAATCCGGATTCGTGGTCCTAAACCCTCATGAGTCTTGTTCCAAAGTGCGTCCGCGTCTGTATTTCTGCTGCTTCGTTGCCAGCTGAAACGGCCGGCCGGCAAGGATGAGGTGATGTCAGCATCGCCCTGGCGTACCACGGCATACAGTTCCGTTTCTCCTTGACCATTTTGGAAAAACAGCCCGTTGGTACTGTATACGCTTACTACCACGGCATCCTTGCCCTCGCTCACAGTCTGGAGCCAGTCGGTGACCGTAATGGACGGTTCCTGTGTGGTAGGCTCGTCTGAGATGCAAAGCCATGTGGCCCCGTTGTGTGTCACCTCATCGTTCTTGTAGTATGTTCCGGCTTTCCATTCTCCTTTCCATGCCGGAACAAGGGTTTCCGTCACACCGTCCCCGCTCATCTGCCTGATGGTTCCGGTCATGTAGATATTTCTCAGGAAGGCACTGTACCCGCTCATGTCCATTCCGTTCAGCCGCATGCCATCCAGATTACCCATCATCATCACGATGTTGCGTTCGGTGATGTCCCAGTCGTTTACATCTTTCAGATATCGGGTGTATTCCCGGGTGGTGTAGGCCGATTTCTGGCGGTCCGGATTGGTAAAGTTTCCATAAGCCACGAAGTCCATTGCAGTCATCGGGTGCATGGCATATCCGGATCTCAGTGTATAACGGAAGGTGCTTTCACCCAATACCTCCGTAATGCGGAAGAAGCATGTGCTGAAGCCGGCACCTGAATGGAAAATGCCTTTGCAGATGTCGTCTACTTCAAGAGCTGCTGCTTCACCCTCTTCCAGTTTAAGGGTCAGAATTAAGGCTTCTGTATCGGCCGATTCGATGATACCGCCGCCCGGTGCACTCCATTGCTCGTCGGTGATGACTGTAACCCGGTTGTGCCTAAGTTCCGGAACATCAAGAAAACCTCGCAGATGTATACTGTTAAACCACGCGTTACCGTGGGGGTCTACATTCCAACCGACACCTTCTGTTCCCGGAGAATAGGACTTACTGCCGACCGGGCCTTTGAAATCAGCCTTATTACCATGTAATACGGCACTCTCCCCATCGTTGTTGATTGTTTCGGCCTGCAGGCCGGTTACGGCGGCCGTAGCAGTGCGTATTCCTTCCGGACTGATAATGGTTTGCAGCAGGCCGTTCTGCACGGTTATCAGATCGGCCAGCAGGCCGTTGCGCACTTCTGCGCCCGCACTCACCAGCAGCCGGTTTATTTCAGCCTGAACTTCAACAAGCAGTTCACGCAATATACCACGCCCCTCGGATGTGATTGTTGCTTTATCACCAAAGACAGCGCCACCCAACAGTCTCAGGAGAAATTCAGTCTGGTCTGGTCTATCTTTACAAAGAAATTTGCGCAAAGATTGTCTGGCAGAAAATACATTATTATCCGAGGGAGTAGTAGAATCATTAGTTCTGACAATATATACTCCAGTACCCCCTCCTCCAATATATGTCTGCCCCTTATAAGTAAGGGACTCGACCTTATCTTCTATTTCACTCATCCGTGAATAAGGTATGCTCTCTCCCATTATATAGCATGGGTTGTCCCAAGGAATATCAAGATTGAACTCCCAACCTAAGATGCGGCTCTCACGACCGTTCTCGAAGAAAGCCTTGTTAATAAGATTTGTCTTCTGCCCGAACTCAAAGAAGCGTTTCAATTTGTCTTCATATACCCAAGTAGAATCCAATATAACACTATAGGTACCGTCATCCTTCTGGCATTGCTCGGCATACTTTTGAGCCTTATCTTTCAACTCCTTTTCGGCTTCAGGGATATACTGAGCCGAAACAAGTTGGATATTGAATCCTAAGAGAATATACGTGTCTCCGTTTTCAGGGTATATCACCTCATCAGGAAGTAGTCTGCCATAATCTTCATTTGCCCTGATTTCCCATATTTGACTACCTTTTGAAGTACCTTCAGGTTCAAAGATTACACCGAACTTCAACCCGTTCAGTTTGCCTGACTGAAAAATGACTTCAAGGTTCTGTCCCTCTATTTTATATTCATTCTCAAACACAAGTCCCGTATCCTTGTATTGGTATGCTTTGAATGTTCCTACTTCACCTTCTCCAGGGTTCTCCATCTTGCGATTTACAGTTTCTACATTGGATAATGTACCTATCCTACGCGGATAGACATCATCAAATACCACAATATCTTCTACTGCTTCCTCTTCAGGCATATTGGGATATACCTCAATGCAGGGAGTGTCAGCAGGAAGCATCAGCCTGTGCTGTACTACCCCGTTGACAACTGTCTGTTCGTCAATATGACGATAGTTTTGAGGAATATTTCGTGTCGATCCAAAGGCATAAATTCTAGAAGCATATTTCCCTTTACTTTCATTGCAAGCCATTAAAGATGCTTCAAAACCCAATTCGATTTTAACTGCATCACCATATTCATTACGCCCGAAATGAATGATGTTGTCTGTTATCCAGCAATCACAATTCCAATGCTCCCTGCTTGCCATAGAAAATAAGGCATCCAGCAATGAAACGTTATCATACGTCATTGCCACTGCTTTGTTTGCTACTGTAGAATCTATGCTGAACTCGAAAGCCTTACCCTTGTATGTATAGCCCAATGCTTTCAGATTACGTAAGAGCACACCGAGGTGTACATCAAGAGGTGCAGTCAACGACCATGAAGCTTCATAACCCGCATGTTCAGGAGTATACTTGAACTTTTTGTTCTTCCACTTCCAATAATAGGCATCCAGCCGAAGACTATAGTCATATCCTCCTGTACTTGTATTGAAGACAGGCTTCTGAATATCTACAAGTTCATAGACCTTTGCCAATAGCCCTCCAAGTGAGTCGTCAAGAATACCTGATAAGTCCACATAATCCCCCAACTTGAAATAGATAGGTTCCGGCACACTGAATGGAAGCAGGATATAGTCTTCCTTCATCAGAGTAAACTTACCTTTAGCTCCCTTATTGATAGGGGTCAAAAAGCGCGTCTTGCCTGATATGTCCTTGATTTCGATCTCTTTCATACCCTAAAGTTCATAAATAGAAAATGGAAGCCCTAAAAAACAGAACTTCCATTTGAAACAATAAAGAGAATGTTTGTTATTCGTTCCTATCCATAGGATTGGGTTCGCAAAACTTACTTGAAATCTTGCCAAAACAACGATCAGAACTTAATCCATAGGACAGACTTTTCCCTAGGTAAACCAGCTTGTAAACTTCATTTCCGAGAGTCGGGACTTTGATGTTTACTGCACCTTTTTCCAGTTCGGCCTGAAAAGATTTCTTCTTTGTCCGATAGTCGTTCTCCGAATTTCCTTCGATGGTAAGCTGTAGTGTAATTTCTCGCGAGTCCACTTTTGCGTTGTCGGTTATCACACGTTTTCCATGTTCCAACCGGCTCTCATTCTCGATGTAGTCCTTCATCTCGTTGAATCCGTCGATAGTATCGAGGAAACCGTTTCCCATGCGTACGCCCCATGTTGTCCAGGCATCTTTTCCGTTAATAATCAAATCTCCACTCATATCAATACCTTTCCTGTTCCATCGTTAATAATCTCATAATAACCACTAATATTCTCTATACGGACAACTGCATAATTACTTATTTTAATACGGACATTGCCACCGTGCATGATAATTACTTTATAAGCTTTATCCGTACCTTGAAAAGTCAATTCAGCAGTACCGCCGATTATTGCCTTATCCTCGTTTACTGCTTTCACATTTTCTTCTATATGTACTCCGAATGACTCTACATTCCCTTTCATTGAGCGAAACATCTCCAGTGAAGGGTAATTAATACTTTTACAGAACTCACATCCCTGAGGAGAGAAAAAAAGCCACACAAGACTTTTCCAATCTGTAGCCTTAGATGATTGAGAACATGCTCCTAATCCTATCGCTTTATTTAAAATATCCTTTACTTCTATCATAATCTTGATGTGTTACGTTTTACTTCTTCTATATCTTTTTGTATCTGTTTAATTGGCTTAATAATCTCACCTGTATTTTCTCTGATTTGCTGCAATTCTAAATAGGAGTTAGCTAATATAGTGCGTGTTTCATCAGCAATATTACACATACCCTGCGTCTGAGTAATTAAACTGGAAATTGATCCGCGAAGTTCTGTAATAGCAATTGTCTGTTGTTGGGTAGCTGTTTCTATGCGAATGTTTGATTCATATACAGCAGTAAATCTCCCACTTAATTCACCAGCATCCTCATGAGTCATTTCTGTACCGAAACCTCTACCGGAGGCAGATTGTTGCTCTTTGGAGTCATCCTTCATAAGGCTATCAGCCCAACCAAATTGTTTATCCAACTCTTTCTGGAGTTCTTCAGCCATATTGTAGATATAATTTTGCTCCCATCCTGAAAGGACATTATCAGCATAGAATTCCTGAAGTTTTTGCCTTATTTTCTCCATTGATCCAGAAGCTTGAATTGCAGATTTAATAGACTCTGTAACCATCTGGCGCATTATATTTTTCACTGCGTCTTTTGCTGACTCGGCTCTATCTTCTCCGTTAGACCAAGCCTCTGCATATGCAGAAGCGAAGTCTTCTATAGCAGTTTTTACATCTTCTCCAAAAATAGCGTCTACAGCTTTTTCTTTATTTTCTTCAATCAAATTATTGATTTCTTCAATTTGCTGTTGCCATTCTTTAATACGGTCATTATCTGTCTTTTTTTTATCTTGTTCTTCCCTAATCTGTTGTTGAATGAGAACCTTTTGCTGTTCTAAAAGTTTATTTTGCTGATCAATTAAATTAGAAGCATCTTTAGAATATGCCTTTTCAATGGAATTACCAAGTCTCTCATATGATTTCTCAAGAACTTCAATTTGATCTTGTAATTCTTGAATACGTTTTTCATTCTTTTTATCATGGATTTTTGCTATAGAAGAAGCAAGTGAGCTAACCAAACCTATAGCGGCACCAGCGGCTGCCCCCCAAGGGCCAAATGCAGATCCAGCTTGTGCTCCTTGCATTGCTGAATTAGCAGCATCCATAGCAACGTTAATACCATCTGCAATATCTGTAAAAGTATCATTACCAAAGGCATCACCAAGAGAAGAAAATGTATCAGAAAGGAATGATCCTACCTGCATAATATCGTTCATGCCTTCTTGAATATCAAAGAGGGACTCTTTCAGCTTCTTTGTATCATCTCCAGACATGAAGATTTTCTTCAATCCGTCTGCAACTTTATCATAAGACGGCCTTAAATCATCCGCTGCCTTTTTGTTATCCCTTAATGCATCAGAAATATTCTTTAGTTTTTCAGGTGATTGGCTCCATACTTCAAAAGTTTCTTTGGTTATACCCAATTCTAAGCCTTTTTCTTCATTCCATTCACCGGATTTCAAAAACTCTAAAGCAGCTTTACCTTTCTCATTGATATCTTGTAAATCTTTTAGAGTTTTATCCTTCATATCACCGAACAACAGAGAAATTGACGATGTGGTCTTTGCAGCTTCAATATCTAAATTAGAAAGAGTACGTTTAGTTTCTTCATCTATGCTTTTTTTCTCCCATTCGTTCTTTCCTTTCTTCTTTTCTTCACTCAGTGCTATAATAGCATTGCGTTTATTAATATATGTTCCATAAGCTGCAAGATATTCGTTCATGGATGTCTTTAATTGCTCAGGAGTAAAACCACCTTCAAGTTCAGAAATACCTTTATCATATTTACTTTCAGCATTGGTATATCGTCTTGAAATTTCAATAGATTGTTCTTGTGTAAGTTTTTCGCCATTTTTTGCCAACCACTCCCTCTCTAATTTCTGAATTTCTGTATATTCTTTCTGATAATCAAGTTCTATCTGCTTACGTTTCTTTTCAGCCCCATCTTCCATCAGATTGATTTCATCCTGCTGATTCTTAAATCGAAGCTGAAGGAGTTCTTCTGCAAGCTGTTGCTGCTCTTTCTTTTGTCGCTCGGCATCTTTCTTCGCATCATTCTCTTGTTTGGCCAGAGTGTCTCCTGTTATACCACCGAGCGATTTATATGATTTTTCTGCCGCTTCCAACTCTTCTACAGCTTTCTTATAGGCTGACTCAGTACCTTTTTTAGCATCCTCTACAGCCTTTAATTTTGCTTCGTAAACAGCTTTTGCTTCTTTATATGCTTGCTGATACGACTTTTCCGATGCTTCCCTTTGCGATTCCAGGCCAAATATGGTGCCGTCAATCCCTTTTAGCGCTGCTTGCGCATTATTGAACCGTATTTGAACGTCAATAGGAATTGTTGCAAAAGGAAAATTCTTAATTTTTTCTTGCTCTTCCTGCAATATTTGTCTTGCTATATTGTATTCGCGTATAATCTGCTCACGATTACTTCTTGCTTCCATTAGCTTGACTTCTACAGGTTTCGAGTTTTCCTCTGTTTCCTTTTTCAGTCGATTATATTCGCTCAGGGCTGATTCCCACTTGTTAAGATTTGCTTTTGCTGATTCTATTTGTGAAGCAATTAATGGGGCACCTTGCCCGGCATTTTTTAAAGAAGCATTTAATGATTTTATTTTCTCCTCCCATTGTTGTATATTCTTTAGTATGTTTTCATAACTGTTCTTGTCTCGTTCCTTATTCAGTTCTTTATTTGCTTCTGCAAGATTGAGTACAGCCAGTTGTTCACGAGTATAAGCAGAAGAAAGTGCAGGAGAATACCTTTGCAGTTCCTCATAGGCCTTTATCTTTGAAAACTCTGTTTCTGTCTCATCTTGGATAACGCGTATCAGCTCTTCTATCTTTTTCTTGCGTTCCTCTTCCTGATTCGCAAAATTCTTTTGTTCTTCATTGAATTTTTGCTGTGCCTTTTCCGATGCGGTTGTGCTGTCATGAAAGGCCCACATAGTAGCAACAAGCCCGGCAAGAACCGTAGCTACCAGTACATACGGGTTAGCTTTCATAACCGTATTCAAAGCCTTTTGGGCTATCGTTTGAGCTTTAGTAACCAGTATTGCAAGTTCCATTCTGGCCGTTAATGTATCCTGAGCTATTCGCACTACAATAAGAGCGGTTTTATATGTCCCGTATGTAGCAATCAGTCCTATCAAAATCTTACCAACAGTTTCATAGTTCTCAATAAGACCTTTCAATCCTGAAATACCTGCAGAAGCAATTCCCTGAGTATCTTTTCCAATCTCATTCAACATTGTATCCCAAGCATCTCCAAGGTTACTCAACTGACCTGTAAGAGACTTAGACTGTTCTTGCATCAGGTTATAATAGATTCCTGATTCACTAGTCATATTTTTGAAGGCCTGTTCTACTTCTTTAAATCCTACCTTGCCTTCCTTTACCAAACCGGAAACTTCGTCCTTTGTAACACCAAGAACCTTTGCCAGTTCTTCATAAATAGGGATACCACGTCCTGCAAATTGACGAATATCTGTAGCATAAGCTCTACCCTGCGTCCTTAATGTACCATAGAGATAGGCTATTTCACTAAGCTGGGAGCCAACACCGGCGGCTACATTACCCAACATTACAAGCTCATCACCCACATTTTCAGCAGACGAGCCGTAAGCAATCATTTGCTTGGCAGAAGATGCTACCCCTTGAAGGTCGAAGGGTGTCTTTGCTGCAATATCCACAAGCTCTGACATCAGTTTATCCGCTTTTTCCTTACTTTTTAGCATGGTTGAAAAAGCAATTTCAAGCTGCTGGAATTGTCCTCGTACATTGACAAGTTCTGTAACAAAGTTTTTCAAGGCTGTTACTCCACCTATTACACCAAGTACTTTAGTTAAGGAAACGGACATTTTATCATTTGCTTCGACCGTTTCGCCTGCTTCTTCCTTAAAGGCTGCATATTCATCCTTCAGTTTCTTTACAGAAAGACGGGCTTCAGCCTGCTGCTGAGTCAAACCAAATAAAGTAGCTTTTTCTTCATCGAGAGTCTTCTTTGCAGATTGGTATTCTGATAATAAGCTTGCAGCTCCCGTTGGATTTCTTTTTAAAGCTGTTTTATAAGAATCGCCCAACCGCTTAACATCATGTTCTACGTCTTTGACAACTCTTTTCTGGTCAATAATTTTTTGAGTAAAATCATTTACAGATTGTGAGGCATTGTAAATATTGGATTTAAAGTCTTTCTCCATCACAGCACCAACTTTGGCCGCCTCGGTCACCAGCCCCATCATTTGTTGGCGAGCAGATGCCAGTTGAGTTTCCAATGCCTTGGCGGCTGCGGGTGATTTGTTTACGTCCATCTTCTTTAACTGGGCTTCCAGCTTACTAATCTCATTACGAAGTCTTATAACTTCATCATATTGTGCGCTTACGCGGAATACAAGTGTAGCCATATATTATAAACTGAATATTAATGTTTGAAGTTACACCTCAATTCATTAATATTCAGTTTTTACGATGATTAATACCAAACAATAAACCTATTGTTGCGTATTTGTGTTTTTCAGTGTTTTAATAAAAAAGGCGCATCATAATGATGCGCCAAATTGTCAATTTGTTCTTTAATTTATATCAAAGCCTCACGGCTGGAATATCAAAACTTGACAAGTTCCATTCTTTTAAGAATTTCATTGTATTTGGATTGTATATATGCTTTCTGTTTCTCGGAAGCTGTTACGATCTTGCCTTTATATTTTCGCATCACAGATTCATTTAAACCTATTTCCTTTGCGAACTTACTGGCATTGATGAACGGAAATGCCTCAAAAAATCCACTTAAGTCATACACATACTCCACAGAATAGCCAGCTTTATACCAACTTGGAAATTCACCATGTTTTTCTTTGTAATATTCTGCCTGTTCCTCTAAAACAGAAATAAAGTCCTCTTTCGCTTCTTGTTCTGTAAGCCCAAAGCCATACGCACCGTTTACATCTTCAGAATAGATAGAGATTCCTCCATCATCTGCTTTTTCAATAATAGCCTGAATCTTCTTCATAATCGTGTATTTTAAGTTTTGTCAATTAAATGCACCCACCGAAGTGGGTGCTGTTCTTTTACTTCTTTAACCCCGCCTTTTTCATCATGCTGTCAAGAGTACCTTTAGGTATCTCTTTGGCCGGATGTCTGCCTACAGGGATAAAGTAGTCAAAGTCGGGATGAACATATTTGTGATGTTTCTTTCCCTTTTCGATTGTCCAGCCTGCTGACTCAATCAACTTGTAAAACTCTGAAAACTTCATAAATCAAAGAACTTTTAATTGACAATGCAAAGGTAACATTTTCGTTACTATTAAGCAAACTTTGTAACGTAAAAAAGTAACGTTTCTGTTGCTTTTTAACATTCTAATAGAGCCATATCTATTTCTTGTTTCTTCTTCTGCGCGAAGCCATGTCCTTACCCTTTACCTTTGTAACCTTGGTCCCGGTAACGGTATGGAGCTTATCGCGCTGCATTAATACTAAATTCCTGTATGGTATCTCATAGACCACTTCCCGGTATGACAGGTGCAGATTTTCCATGAACGACGCAATCTGTCCCAGGAGAGTATCATTTCCTACAACCTCGGTTTCGCTGCCAGCAGGCTTACGTTCTTCGCCAAGCTGACAGCTTTCAGAAAAACCTTTGAGTCAATCATGGACAATGCTTCCTCCAAAGCGTTCACGTTCTCTTCGTATGTTCCATTGGCTAACTCCTCACTCAAACTCTCATCACCTGTAATCAACCACGATAATGCCTTACTATAGGCTTTACTCTCTCCTAAAGAGAACAGAACTTCTTTCAGATTGTCCGCTTCTTGTACTCCAGATAAATGAGAGATTGCACCTGATAAATTGTTAACAGTAGGAGGATAAACAGTATATGCTTTCCCATTAACAAATACTGTTCTAAAGTCACTGCCAATAATAGATTCTGATATAATTTTTGCTCCTTGATTCATAACTAAAAGAAAAAGGGTGAAGCCGAAGCCCCACCCATTAAACATCCTGAAAACTAACCGCCACTTTCTTGAGCGAGAGTTATTTTCTTCTCAACGGTCTTGAAAGCATCAGACAGGGAGGTAGGTATACTTCCTGACTGTGTGGTATAGCCTGCCTTTGATACTTCATAGGAAACGGATATCCCAGATTTCACCCTCTTGGTCTTGACCGTTTGCCCGTCCAGCTTTACTGTTGCATCTGAAGGCGTTGCTACGACCTTTACATCAGTTCATGCCTCTTTAACTTCTTCGGAATCGAACCAATACTCCGGCGCAACTGCCGAATTTTTCGGCTCTAACTCCACAGCACTGACGGGAAGACCGATAGCCTTATCGGTAGTTGCTTCTCGGGCACCGATGTCGGCACGAGGAATGACGCAATACTGATCATCATCGGTCATGGCAACAATCAGTTTTTCAATATTCACCTTACCACGCGCACGTTTCCATCCTTTGTCAGTATTGATAACATCACCACCCATGAGGTCTTTCTTAGTTGGGTAATCGTATTCTCCAATGGTGAAATTGACAGTTACATCACCCATTTCCTTTTCGCTTCGATAGGTCTGTCCCGTGAGCTGGTTTTTATAATTAGTCCGGCTTGCTTCCGCTTCTTCGAGCGTCCAGGTATCCTGGTGAATATTCTTGACTTCTTTCAAGGTCTCCCCCTGCAAAAGAGTATACAAAGCCTGTCCGGTCAAATCTTCTGCAATAGCACTTGTTTCACCATACCAAAGTTTCTTGATATTTACAGCTGTTATTTTCTTTGCTTCTGCCATATCATTTCACATTTAAAACTTCAAACAAAATTCTTACATTCACATAATGACACTTCAAGGATGTGTCCTCCTCTATTCCGATTGACTCGATAGAATAATGATAGGTGGTACCATCATAGCGTCCGGTTATGCCGTCGAATAGCTCTTGCGCCTGTTTCTCCAGTGCGTTCAGCCGGATGGTATTGGCTTCGCCTTCTTTCAAGTCAGGAACACAAAGGTTAACTTCTACGAAAGATTTCTTCCAATATGTGCCTGGCTGCTGCTTCTTGGAGCGGATTACAATCCTTTCAGACTTCAATTCACCCATAAGTTTCTTGCCATGAGGTACGATGGATATACCGAAAGGCTGGCAATCACGGTAAAGTATGTTCGCTATGTCAGTGGTTACTATCATGCAATCAAATATTGAATATTATTACCACATTGAAGAAATACATGAAGAACTAATTCTCCAATCTGTACAGTTCCAGCAAACATTTTGTTTTTCAGTTCATTTTCAGATATTGGATGACCTGTTCCATATATAGAGACTTTGACGTCGCTATATTCTTTCTCTGAATCATCGACTAATGCCCATAAACACGGTATTCCTCTTTGTGCCTGTACAGATAAAATCTTAGCGCCAACTGGAAGATTCAGGTTTTGCAAATCGTTTATCTGTAATTGATACTTAAATATTCGTTTCATTTGATTTCCTCCTTTAATCGTTTCTCTGCATATAGGGCTGCACCAGTCAAGACTTCGTAGCCTTTAGATTCCACGAAAGAAGCGTACTCGGCTTCATTCCTTAACTCTAGTCCATCATCCTGAACTGAGTATTTGTTTGACTTACGGAGCGTCCCGGTCCGGTTCTGGTAATTGCCATGCTCTATCGCATAATCGACTGCTTCCTTTCCGACTTTATCCTCAGTGGCTTTCACCTCGGCATAGCCTTGCTCGAAAAAGCTATCTACATCCGAAAAATCAAACTTTACAGCCATATCTCTGAGTAACTAAAATAGTTTGTATTTTTTACCATGTAAACCTTACCAGTTCCCCGGATATTCTCGCCGTCCATACATCTGACTTCATCACCAGCTTTCAGGGAGATTTTTTTCTCACAGACTACATGATAGTTAGGTCGGTACACCTCGCCGTTTTCCGAAGTAAACTCCTTGGTGGAGTTATCGTCACATCGGCACCGACATACGTCCTGCCAGCTTTCACTACCGGTTCCTGGAATGGGCCGGCCGAACTCATCTTCTTCCATCGGAATTGTGACCTTAACCTGCAATATATGTGGCGCGAATATCATAGGAATCTGACTTTAGGTTTATCTGACAGCATGTCTTCAAGCCCGTACCTCTTGCATAAAAAAGAATAATATTCCTTTACGCCTTTAGTGTCCCAGGACATAGAGAAACCATTCTCACTGATGGAAGTGGCTCTAAGTATTAGAGAGGGGATGAACTCCGCCATAGCCACCGATACAAGACCGATGTTTGACGGGCCCATCTCATCCTCTCCGCTTATCCCTGAAGACAGACTTATCTCCAAAAGGTCAGCCTCCGACAAGTTAATGCCGAAGGTCTGGAACTTCTGTGATATGTAGTCTTTTACTGTCATGCGTTCATGGTTGACAAATCAAAGTTTACAATCAGGTTCGGATTCGTAATCTGTGGAATCCACTCAGCAGTATATTCCAGATAACGTCCATTCTTATCTTTATAACCAGAGATAAGCATATCACCGTCTGCCTGAGTGTAGTTACGACCCGGAACACCATCCACAGCCTCGTATGGAGTGTGGAAACGCATATAACCAATCTTATCCTGCGGAAGCAAGGTAATGCGGTCGTCTGCGTAAATCTGTACGTTCTTACCGGTTTGGTCTTTCACGTAGTCTTCCTTGATTTCTATGGCTGGAAGTCCAATACCAGTGAACACCTGGGAAGCCAATTGCGATGTAATCAGACCGGTTGAAAGATACATCTCATTTCCTGTAAGCTGCATCTTGAACTTGTCACCAAACTCAGCTGAACCGATGATATTTTTCACGAAAGTCCCTCGTGACATAATCATCTTCTGGAAGTTGCCATAATCAGCTTTCAGCGCATTAATCTGCTGCTGCAGATAGGTAATGAAGTTGGTTTTCGCACCTGTCTCAGGCTTGATGAACTTGAATGGCAATTCAATGTTAAGCAGATCAATACCTCCGGCATTGTCGTCCTTGTTCTTAACTGTAGCTTCTCCTGTCATCAACAAAGAACCTACGATAATATCCATGCGTTTATGGGCAGCCAAAAGCACCTGGCGGTAGTCGTCATAAATGAAGTTCACAATTTCCTGCATGGCTGCTACCTGGTCAGCAGGTTTTGCTGCATTGAACTTGTCAATCAAGTCCTGAAGTTCGGACAATCGGTCAATGGAAATCTGGTAAGCATCGCCAAGATAAGCGATTTCACCATATCCTGAACCAATGTTCCGACGTTCACGGATAGGCTTTTCACCATAACGAGAGTTGATAGAACCGGCCATCACTCCCGTAACTTGTCCGATGTAGTCTTTGAACACACGGGTTGTCGTTCTACGGAAGTCTAAGTACTGCTGCCAGTAGATTGTATCCTTACGGGTCAGAAGGACGCGCTGGATGACGGCGTTAACGATGTTGGGATCATTAAACAGTGTATGAATAGTTAGCATCATATATTAGTCCTCCTTTCTTTATTTACTTGCGATAATACCAGCAGCTCTCAATGATGCGAGAAGAGCATTAATTTTATCTTTCTCATCACCACCTGCCGCATCATCAACTTTTGCGCCCTGCTTTACCAGTCCCAAGGTGCTTGAGTTAGCTGCCTGATAGGTAGTGTTATTGTCTGTCCACGGAACTTCTACGTACGCCTTGCCAGCTTCCAATGCAACCGGGTATTTCTTTCCGCTCTGAGTAAATCCCAACTGAATACCTCCCATTACAGAGCCCGAAGCTTCTGGGAGCTCATACGAAACCCCATCCGGTGATTGCACGCCTGCAGCATTGAACTGGAAATGTGGCATGTTAGCCTTGTCAATGTCAGAGAAAGGCATAACCAACTTCGTTGGCTCGATTTCAAAAGCACGCATCAAAAGAGTAACCAGAACAATGCCTTCTTCTACTTGTACTCTAGCGTACAAGGCCGAGTTGGCTATAACCTTCGGGGTAGTACCATTTACGGCTGTCGCTTCATAGAGTACAGTTCCGGCTTCCAATGTTTCACCAAAGTCGGCAGCCAGTATCAACTTATCGAAAGCTTTGTTTGATTTGTCAATACTGTTGATGGTTGCTCCATGCGAACCATTACCCAGGTGCATACCCACATAAGCCAAAGAATTTTTCTTGATCTTCAATGTGGTATTGGATCCGGTGGTAAATTTCTCATAGACTTCTACACGGATAGCCACCTGAGCGGTTTTCTTTACCAAATCAGCGGCAATCGGAGTGAAGGATGGAAGAAACGAACCAGCAACAAGGTTGGTCGTGTCCAGCTTGTAAGGCCCTCTGCGTCTTACTCCGGTAGAAACGTCATAGCGTTCCTCGATGGACGGTTCAGGCTCAATGTTGTACTTAAATCCTGCTGACATAAATTACTTGTTTTGTTGTTCGACAATAGATTTTGTGTCCGCCTCAATCATTTTGGCGAACTCGCCTGCTTCCTTCTCCTGCTTCTGCTCGGCAGTTTCTGGAGCCTTAGCGAACTGGAATCCGCTGTTAGACATTTCCTGCTTCATGTCCTTGAAGTAAGTATCCAAGTCCGTGTTTTCAGGAATGTTGCGGTCTTTCAGCATAAATTCGGGAATACCGTACTTCTTCGCCACTGCCGAAATCTGAGAATTGCGCTGCGCCTGCGCTTCGTTTTCCTCCATTTTGGCAAGCTTGTCGGCAAACGGCTTGATACCAGCTGCGATGCCATCGGCAATCATCTTTGCGATGTCTGTCTCCTGTGGTTTGGGAGGATCGTTTGGTTTCGGCGGTTCTGGTTTCGGATTCTCGATTGGTTTTCCGTCTTTCAGTCCATGCTTCTTCTCGTAGTTTGAAACAGCGGAAGTCTGTGCTTGTCCTGCACGGAAATCACCATAGTTTTGTATCACGTCCTGAAAAGAGATACCCTCAACGATTGAGGTCACCTTCGTTTCGTCCGTTACACCCTCTGCCTTTTTGGTGGCGATACGGGTGAGTGTAGCAGTATCCACCCCAGCGAATTTCTGTTGCAGTCCTGCCAAGATTTGTTCAAAGATTGTCATACCGTATGAGTTTGATTAATAATTTCATACGGTAAATTTACTTATAGAGAAAGGGAAGGGGAAATTTTAAGGCCAACGATACGAAACAATTAAGAGAATGTTTGTTTTTAGACAAAAAGAAAGCGTAACTACCGGGGTAATCACGCTGAAATAATTATCAATCAATGTCTTTTTTTAATGCTTTTAATTGCATCATTAATCTATAGCCATAAGGGGTAAGAGCCCAATATGTATCTGTATCTTTTGCTGTTCTCTTTCGTTCACTTATTTGGATAATATGCAATGCTATCAACTGTACCTTTATTGTTTGAAAGTCATGATCTATAACTTTGAAATTATTATTATAAAGTTCGATTTCAACTCGAATATAAGATGATAAGTGATCAAGCAATGTTGTTTCTGCACATTCATCAATCATTAAAGGAGCTAATATGGAAATTATAGCATTCCATGTTATTGTATATGTCTCTATACATGACTCTCCCCAAATATTTTGTAATCTAATTTGTACCTTATCTTCACCTTGCTGAAGATTTTCTATTCCTTCCGGATCATCATCATTATTCTTTAATAAAAGAGCTTTTAGTTCATCATTTTCTTTCCTCAAAGCCAAAATCTCTTTATTTGCTTCAGCAGAAGATATTTCATTTGCTTTTACCCATCCAACTCAAGGATGTGATCTTATCAAATAAGTTAAACTTAATACTACTTGAGCCGACAATCCATCAGCATTATCCCAAAACTTACATAACTTCTTTTGAACACAAGATTTAAACTCCTCCAATTTCTCACGTTTTAATGTCTCTTGCTCATATTTAGCAGCAGGAAGTGATTCTGGATGTTTATGTACAAATGATATTACTGGAACTCCTTGTTCAATAGCATATTCAAATTCTTTTTGAGTATAGCTTTTCCCTGTTTCTTCTTCAATGGAACCATATCTTCCTGCAACTATTATCGCATTCTCTAATAAGGCTTTTAATAACCTCCCATTGAGAATCATCAGAAGCATTGAAATATTCCATACCAACAGGAAAACAATTCATCTGTAAAAGAGCTTCCATTACTTTCTTACGTTCTTCCTGCAAGTCCTCGTATGTTGAACTAACAAAAACCTGATATTTCTTATCCATAATCACAACAAATTTATAGCTGCCAGTTCTTCTGTCAGCGCATTAATACCTTTCTGAATCTTCTCCAACTGCTGTTTACGTGGTTTGTGTACTCCAGCCGCATAGTGCCATAACTGGCGTTCATTAATTCCGGTTATCCGGCTCAAGGCAGCTTTAGTAAAGATGTTGCTGTAATAGTTAATAAAGGTAGCAGCATCTATCTTGAACTTTAACACAAACTCTCCCTGCAAAACTTCCACAGGAGTGATGTTCATCTCCTGACATGACTCCAAGTAAAGCTCAACAGCCTCCTTCATGTTCTTCTCGATTTCCTTCACATCGTTACCTACAGTCATCACCGGAGCACCTTCAATGTAGGCGCTAAGGTTATTCCCTGCATGTTCTACAATCACTTCTACAGTTTTCATACAGACCTCCTTTTTTATCGTTAAACAAAAGAGGCGGGGGCTATTTCAGCCCCGCTTGCCTCAGAATGTTGTAATAAGTGCCTTTCTCAACGCCTTTCTTGCCGTGATCGGGGACAATCACTACATGGCTACCATCTGTGTAAACCATGTGACTACCTTTCTGCCTCACGAACCAAAAGCCATTTTCAGTAAGCAGCGTTACAACGTCTTTAACTGATTTGTAGCTCATAGCGTTTACGACTTAATTACGATGCAAATATAGTAAAATAACGAATAATTAAAAAGAAAAATATTCGTATTTTTACTATAATTATAAAGCGTCGAGATAGCTGTATAAAGCAGGAAGATAGTCTCGGTCAAAAACGAATTGACTTGCTGTTTTAGGGAGTCTATCCGGAGCAACGTTGTTTGCTTGCTCACCCCATAAGCATTCGACATCATATTCGATGTCTTTTTCTTCAAGCCCAGCGTACTCTTTTAACCATTTGCAAATTAGTTCTCCTAATTTTTTGGTATCATACTTACTCTCTTTATTGTGTTTTCTTACATAGAGAATAAACTCGTCATTTCCCATCTTGATAGGTTTACCCATAGTTATCTATATTTTAAAGTTAAACATAAGCACAAATATAGAGGATTATTGATACGAATCTAAAAACAAATCACATAAAAAAATAGCGGTATCTTCAAGATATCGCTATTTTTTAGTCAATATTTTAGATTTCTATCAGTTTTATTTATATAAACCTCGCAAATTCTCTGACATAATTGTTCTATTCTTCAGATTTACTACTGGAACTTTTGAGAGAGGAAAGCAGTTTCTGTTTCTCAATGTCGTTCTTCTGCTTCTCCGCCTGCTCCTCCTTGATGGCCTCTATCTCGTCCAGAACAGAATCCACGTTCCCCACAAAGGTGATAGCCCGCTGCTGTGACCAGATTTCTCCGCTCTTGGCCTTGATGGCTGTATCAATTTTGTCTTTGATGTCCTCAAGCTTGTACGGTTGCATCTGAACATCTACGTCAATAGTCTCGGAGGCTGCTTCAAGTGTCGTGTTTACAGAGCCTAACGCAGAGACAAGAAAATTCACACGTCGCTGCATAAACTCCCCTACCGTTTCATTCAGGTTTTCCACATTCAGATGAGTAGACATGAACACATAGTCAAAAGCTATACCGGAAACAGCACTACCGGTACCTTTCAACGAATCAAAGGAGATACGTGGAGTGTTGGTAAGACTATAAATCTGGCTAAACAATGTTTCCGCTTCGTACTTGACCGTCTCACTCGCCTGGTTCCATGTCAAGTATTGTGCATTAGCGTTATTACCCAACAACTGGACAACTCTGTTCTTAAATTCTCCTGACAGTTGCTGTACATCACCATACAACATAAGAATCGGGAAAAAGTGATAGTCGATGCAGTCTGCATAGTTTGAAAGGAGTTTCTCAAGTCTTACTCGAAGGCTTTTTATCTTCTCGCAGTATGCTTCCGGACGGTACATATAAATCACCGGGAGCTTCTTAAATCCATGCGCGAATGAACCTTTATCGGTCCAATTTCCTGTCAGTTCCCACTGGTAAACCTTATCCTTGGTGATGGTCATGAAACAAGTTATCTCCACATCGTCCAGGTCTTTCTTCTTATATTCGCGGGAAAGTGCTACCAAATCACCATGATCATTGAAGAATGGATATAATTTGTCTCCCCGGAACGGGGACCAGATTGCACTCTTCAGACGGTATTCAGGTTTTGACTTGCCAAAGATTCCTGAAATCTTTCGTTTAAGTTTGGCCCAAAAGCCATCATCCTTAACTACATACCAGTATTCAGCCACTTCCTGCTCGGCCAGCCATGCCCGGACGACTTTTTTATTCTGGTATTTCAGCTTGTTTTTCTTAAAAACCTGCTTCAAGGCGGAAAGAAGGTTTTCTTCTGACTGGTCCGGCTGACAATCAAGAACCGGTTCTGTTCCGACTGTGAAGGCCGTCTGAATATTCACAATGTCCTGCTCAATAGGAAGTGCAATCCGGTTCGGGTCAACCTCTTTCCTTACCGCCGGCTCGACATATTCTTTCCCGGTTGTCGGGTCTGTAATCCGTTTCTCAGGCTGGGTAGTAATTTTGATTTTCGGATATTTCTTCTCATCTATCACTATCTCATGCCTGTTTGGATTCCAGTCGTTGTAAAGAGCATGAGCATTGGGAAGCTCTGTCTTTCGGCCTTTCTTCAGATAGTAGATTTTTCTCTCTACTTCGGGTATAGCTAATATTTCTTCTAAGGTTCTCATATACTAAAATTTAATGTCCAAATATTCCTGAAACATCCTTCGGTACTAAAATGCGTCCTAAAATATGGCCCAAGATGTAATATCTGATAGGGTCTATACAATGATTCCACGCATCAATCGGCTCGTTTATATAGTGCCCATCCTTGTCCTTGTCCCATACATAATTACGCAACTCTTCCATAATGTGGTAAGAACGCTTCGTTACAAACAACTCATATTCCTTGATTTTATCTATACCGGCAACCACAGACCCAGGGTATTTATCTACAGGGTATATATTCACACCACGGTTCCTTATCTCCTGAATAAGACGCGGGTCTGCGCTATCTCCGTACACCTTCAAGTTCCAAGGTTTTAACTTCTTCGCTATCTCGTTGGTGAGCATTCCGGTTTCATAGAACAATTCATCCACATACAGCCTGTTGTCTATGATTCCGCATCTGATACCCGTTGATGGGTCGTTTGTAAAGCCCCAGTCAGTAGCAATAGCCACCTTCTTGCACCACATGGGGAACTCGTCCACTATACCCCATTTCTTGAACACGGCACCTTCAGCCACGTCTGCCCATCGGCCGATAACAGTGTGGGCGTACTTCTCCGGATTCTTCTCCTTCATTTCCTTGACTTCATTCAGGAACTCCGGGGAAAGGTTCTCGATGTTATCGAAATAAGTGGTATGGATATGAAGGACGTTCGGATGGGTGGAAATCTGCACCTGTACACCGTCAATCTCCACCAGCTTGTGGGTGTTCTCAATGAAACGCTTGTAGACCCAATGGTTCGAGTCTGTTGGGTTCATCACGATAATAATTCGGTTCTGTATTCCCTTCTGACGGATGGAAAGCATGATAGTCTCGAACTCCTTTTCCGATACCCATTCCTCGGCTTCATCTACCACGAAGGTTGTTATACCGTGAATGGATTTCAGCTTGGCTGTCTGCACGCCTGATGATGTTTTGATACCACGGAACATAACGCACCCGCCACTGCGGAGGTTCTTTACATCAGTCTTGGTACTTCGGAAATACTTAGAGTGACCATCCAAATCCACCTTTTCCATGAATTCAGGAATAACGGAAATATGAGCCGAAACCATCGTGTATCGGGTATAGAGTATCTGATGGACGATTCTCTTTTCAGGTGACGGATGGCGCACTTCGAAAAGAAGCCGTTCAATGAACGTAGATACATTGAACGACTTTCCGCTACCACGACCTCCGGTGACAAGAATGATGAACTTGTCCTTGTTGTGATAGAGCGGAGCATATATCTTCTGGGGCTTAATCTTCACTTTCGTTCTCCTCCATCCATTTGTCTATGTCGATGCCGTTCTCACGATGAAGGTCACTCTCTTCATCCTGCCGGCGCTCAACCTTCCGCCACTCTTCATCGTGATGATACAACCAAACAGACATTGCCTGAAGGTTTGGAGCCAGCTCGCTTTCACTTACCTGAAGCTCTTCTTCGCCGGTCAGATTCCCGTCCTGGTCTTTCAGCTTCCTCACTACGGTACTCTTTGTCTTAATACCGCCCAAAGCTACAGCAAGAAACTTGGCACGTACAGCTGCAGTGATGGTCGCACGCCCGCGCGCTAATACTTCGCATAATTCAGAGTGCTCATTCTTCTTTTCACAGAACGTCTGAGGAGCCAGGCCTAACGCAAAAGCAATTTCTCTGTCAGTGAATCCCTTTTTTGCATACGTCTCCACTTGAGAGAGGAACTCCTCACTCTTGTAATCGAATTTGGGCTTTCGCCCTGTATGTTTGCTTTTTTGAGATTCACCTTTCATCGCTTATTCCTCCCAAGGGTTTTCTCCCTCTTCTTCAACGTATATTTGTTTCAATTTTTCTGAAATTTCACTAAGTTCATGCTTCATTTGATTTACATGAAACTCTGCTGGCATAGGTAGCTCCAATGCTCCTAACAGATTGTCTATCCTGTCAATAACCTCACCAAATTCTTCTGATGCTTTCATAATTATTCAATTCTTTTTCAATTTTCCACACTTATCACAAATTTCATAGCGGAAATCTAATGGTCCTTTCCAAACATAATGATGGATACAAAAAAGATTCTGCCCAAAAAACGTCTTTAGCCAAAGAATAAAATCCCCTACCATATTTCATCCATTATTGTTGCCCATATAAATGCGGCGAGAAACAGGCTTATCACCATAAATATCAATTCCTCTCTTTGAGAAATAGCTATCTATCCTGGCCGCATATCTTTCCATTATAGACTTCGTTCTGTCTCTTATACTTCTTTGTCTGTCTGTACCAAGCCCGTATTGCCTTCCGGCGTTGTACATTATTCGTCTTGACTGTTGATACAACTGACTATATGTTTTTCTTCTAACTCGGCTTTCCTCCTAAAATTTCATGTTGTTATTCAATTCTTTCTATCTGTTCATCAAATACCTCACCCTTGATAAACTTGGAATATGGATCATATCCAAATCTTTCACAAAAAGCAGCTTTGGCTTCAAAAGTATCAAAGGAAAGCATCAGATAAGCGTCCATATCCTGTGCCTGTTTCTGGGCTGCATCCTTAACCTGCTGCTTTACTTCCTTCATGTGGGCCACCTTCTCTGCTCTTTCCATCTGTTTGGCTGCTTTCTCGGCTTTTTTCTGTTCTGTTACTGGAGCCATCATATCCTCCAATGCATGAGCAATAGAATTTTCTTCTTCGGTCTGGAGAAGGAAATCACAGCCAATCATATTCAGATCAGCAGCTGTCAAACCGGCATCTTGGTAATCAATGTCAGGAACTAGTCGAGCCAATGCGTCATAGTCCCAAGAACCTTGTGCGTTTGGGTTGTTCATCAGGATATTCAACTCCTTTTCCTGCTTTTCGTCCACGTCAATCACATCGACACGGATGCGGTAGTCGTTTTCTGGGAACTTTTGCAGCTCGTCCATGACTGTCAAACGCTGATGTCCGGAAATGACAGTCAGTCCGGTTCGTTTATTGACTACGATTCCACCAACTAAGCCGAACTTCTTGATACCCCGTTTCAAGGTCTTTCGGGATTCCTCAGAAAGTTTCCTGGGGTTATAATTTGCGAAGTGGATGGCGGAACGGTTAAGTTCCACCGATTCACTCTTTATGTATTTGCTCAGTTCCATATTAGCCATTACTTAAACCCATCGCACGAGAGCGAACCCTATTATACGCAGGAAGTGCTCTATTATAAAACCTGTCTCTAACGCCTTGTGGCATATTCCTTGTACCATAATCGGTATCACGATAATTTAATTCACGAGCTAATTGCATAACTCTCTGACCTTGAGCGTCAATCTGTGCTAATGTTTTACTTCTTCTGACTCTGCGTTCCTCCTATTTATTTTGTTTTTGTTTATGCTCCCAAAGGATTCTTTCAGCCATTGGGAACACTTTGTAAATTCTCTGTAAATCCTGTGGGTAATTCTTCTCCAGCCATAACATACAATCCAGATTAAAGCCTACACCAGAACTGGCTTTCAGCGAATACCTTACAGGTTCTGGTAGTCCATTCTGTCTCATGTAGGATAGAATATCTTTCTGTGTCCAGTCGGCCAAAGGATAGCACATGCCGTTATTCTCATATCCGTTTGCTTCATAACCTTTCAGCATCAGGCGGCGGTTCATGCCATCGGCTTTCTTCATGCCCAAGAAAGTATAATACATACCGTATTTAAGCTGCATAGCTTTCACAACATCGGCAAGTTTCAGAAGCTTTACTTTGGGATTGGGTACACAATACATACCACCACGAAGAATATAGGTAAGATTCCAGTGTGGCACCTGGACGAATTCTATTTTGGGATATTTGGCCTTTACCCAACCGATCCATCTTTCAATATGATCTAAACCTTTGACAAAGTACATGAACACACATACGATTCGGTTAAATTTCGGATATATCATATCCAAAAGAACCAAAGAATCCTTACCCAAAGACAAAAACAGCAAAGCCCCGTCAGTTTTTTGTCTGACGAGGTCAATATGGCTGTATGTCCTTTCTTGCAGTGTCATTATCCGCCACTCATGCCAAGTCCTGTACGGACGTTGTAATACTGCTGCCTACGTGTGATAAATCTACCACCCTGAGAAGTTCTACCGGTGTTAGGGTCCGTCAATCCAGTACGGCCCCCACGGTAGTTGCTCGTTGAAAATGTACTTCTGTTAGTTCTGACTCAACAAAATTTTAAAGGGTTAAACATGCTTTTCTATCACTTTACCCAGATCATAAACTACCTGAGCTGCCAAATAAATCTCACCTTGATAAGTGTATTCAATTAAATTGTGATTCTCATCTTCAAACAGTTCAATCTTTGCGTCTTTGACTTCTACCAATGCACTGGCTCTGTCTTTATTATAACCTACAAAGAATTGAATAGCATCGTAATGCTTAGGCTGTAAAATACCGTCTATTTCGACACAATACCCGTCAGCATCAAGTTGACAGTATTTTTTTTGAGTAGTAGGTCTGATTTCTCTGAATTCTTGTGTTTTCTTGCCCGACAAGATTTCGTCAAAGAACTTCTGTTTGATGATAAGCGTAAGTATTTCCATAATCGTGTAAAGTTTAAAATGTTAGTTGCGGGGGCGTGAATCGAACACGCGACCTCTACCAAGTCAAAGTAGCGAGCTGCCACTGCTCCACCCCGCGATGGTATCTATACAAAGGTACCTAATTATGAAGACAATTTTTAATACCAATTCAACGCATACGAAACAATTTGCTAATTGTTTGCTAATAAATCAGGGTCGTGCTTATTGATGATGCTTTCAACAATTTCTTTTGCACATTCTATACCGGATTTATACCCTCTGGCATAGTCTGTTCTTGTAGACAAGTAGCTGGTATCATTACCCAGCCACTCGATTATTTCTTGCAGGATTTCTTTCTCATTCATAGTTTCAATAATCTCTTAGTTACTTCAATATCAATAAAATTAATCCAACCTGCATTGTAAAGCTTTACAGCTGCTTCCGAAAGGGTTATTTTACCGCTTTCTACTTTCTCTCTCAGGCTTTCTAAAATGTTCTTTATCATAACCATCTCAAATTAGAATAATACACACCGTTTAATTTCGTGTAATCGCCATACAGCTTTACTTTTCCTTTATACATCATGGCGAACTTAGAACTGCCAGCGGCAGCCATCATCATGGATTCTGTCACTTTCGATTCATATCCGTATTTCATTACAAGGGGATAAACTTGACTTCTGAAGAATATTTCGCTGTCTGTCATATCATTTACCGACTGAATAGGCAAAACGCCATTATGGGCAAAATAAACGCCATTCTCGACAAACGGGTGGCAGTTCCTTCTACACTTAGAACCATGTGTTGCCCACCTCATGTGAATGATGCATTCTTCTTCAATTTCAACCTTTGAAAGATGAGTTAAAAATTTCTGATAGTCCATCGTCTTATATCTATGCTTTGAAGAAACGAAGCCATAACCATGATGATTGATTCTCTGAACTTTATTTAAGGTATCCAGAGTTGGCATCTGAACACCTTTGGGCTTATAAATAATACAGCACATATTCTTTGATTTTAATCGTGCGAGGCTCATGCAAGAACCTCAGCACGTGATTTAAAGAATGACTTTTCTCTCGTTGTCAAGAAAGGTATCTCGTCAATTGAATTAACCTCTGAACTCAGTACGTTCTTTTTAGACCATGCTACCAGTTTAGCGCAGAAGTTCACCCAGTTAGAAATCTTTTCGAAATCAGTAGAACCTTGATGTTGTCTAAATTCTATTGTCTGATGTCGAGCGTAAGAACAAGCATTCACTTTATAGTATCTATTACCATTCATGACGCTAAAAACATCATGCTTTGTCATACATACGTCAAAGTTCTTGCCTTGAAGGGTTCTACACCACTGGCTGTTGTTGGCTCGTCTTGATCGTGCCATGAAGGTATCAATCACTCTCTCTAACTTCTGATAGTTTTCGAATACATTAATGTAGGCTTCATCAGAAAGATTTGCAGCCCCGATATGCACATGCAAACCTGTAGATATATTTACCTGTGCATTTGCTTCATTTAAAGCTTTGCAACAGGTTTCTAGGCTTTTCATACCCGCCTTACCGGTAAGAACCGGTGAAACACATTCGATAGGGTTTTCACCTCTGATAGAAGAGTCAGATACAAATTTATAGTAGTGATTATTGTCAACATGATTATAACCTTCATACTGAAAAGGCATTTCGTTTCTTGTTGCACTTTCTCTCATAAGGCTTGCAGCTACCAGGCATTCAATCTCGACACCGAAAGTGAACTTGTGTACCTCTCTAACTTGTTTAGGCAGGTCAGCCATCAGTAACTCAACTTCATACTTTCTCAAACCCAATTTAACGAAAGCTGCTTTCTTTGCAGCCTTAGAACCTTTCATATTCTTGATTTCGTCTACCTGTTCTCTTAATGTCTTCATAATCGTGTGTATTGAAAATTGATAATCGTGTGTAATTGCAGGGCTTTCGCCCTGCTGCTATTTATAAAGTCGTTTCTACTACCTTATGAAACTTTCTAATATCGTATGCACCTGTACCGCAGCCCATGTTTGAAGCAGATGTTACAGCAAACTCGAGTGCTGTCATAACGTCTAAACTTGCATCTATAGCTTCATTCTTAGCTTTCTCATACTCTCGTGCATTAACTGTTGTTTCTTGAACCTTCTCAGCTTCTTGAATTCTTTTAAGAGCTTCGTTGATAACTCTGATTTGTTCTTTAATCTCTTTGATGTAATCACTACTAATAGTCTTCATAATCGTATGTGTTTAAATTATCTGTATTAACTAATTTAAGGTTACTTAATCTCTTTTACCCATTGGCGATAGATTCTATCACATATAGTATCATCGCTTTCAAATAAGCCACCATAAGTGTATGTAACATATTCAGGATTACCATTAGTAGGCATTACAGTAACTTCATATTCATCCATTGCACATGGGTTGCGTGATATGATTCTACATTCAACTATTGCATCTTGATACTCTTTCATAATCGTATGTGTTTAAATTGTTATTACTTCTTGTTTGATGGTGCAAATTAAAAGCAAATACTTTAATAAAACAAGCATAAATAAAAGAACATACTTATATTTTACAAAGATTAACAAAGCATTTACTTATATGTAAATAAAAGTATTTACTTTTGTATTAAAATTGACTTTTATGATAAATAGGACAAGAGAAATTATAGAGCAATTAAACCTTAAAAAGGTGGATATTGCAGAAAAATTAGGTATTACACCAGTAGGACTCAATCAGTTACTTAATACAGAGAAACCCAAACTTGAAACATTAGAAAAATTGTCAAAAGCTATTGGTGTACCTGTATGGAAATTAATTCTTAGTGATGATGAAATCAGAGAGGTTAATATATTGGAAGAAAAAGATTTAAGCGAAGTAAATGGTTACGTGAAAGTAAAAGGAATACTTTACGAGGTTCACTCGTTTGAGGATTTGGAGAAATTATTAAAACTAAAAGGTTAACCTATGAAAAAAAACATCTTTTTTATTGTTCTATTATTGGCTAATAATGCTTACTGTCAGATAACAATAATGAATACTGAAGCAAAGAAGCTCCAATATGATAATTTTGTTTATGATAGTTTGAGAAATATGGTTCCTGAAAAATATGAAGGGAAATATACATACCATCATTTAATTGGTCAAACATTAATGTACTGTGGAGATCCCTATTCTTATAATCAAAAAAGCTATTTTAAAATTGGCGATTATTATCGTGTTGATGGTATTTTGCCTGATAATACAGATAAAGGGTTGTATCATAGATTATCTTTAACAAATATAAAAACAGGAGAAAAAGGGGAAGAAGGCGATATTTTTACAAATGAATACAATTTCAAATGGGTAGTATTAGGTCATTATGAGAAAATGAAAGAATTATACCTTAATAAAGAATTTGTATATGTTGGTACTGATGATGTTTTTATTTATAGTTATGGAAAAAAAGCAGACGGACTTATAAATTTAGAATCTGATACAGTATCAAGAAATATTCCAAAGGAATCAGTTTGGAAATGTATAGATATCCAAGTTAAGCCAAGAAAAAAAGACGATGGCATGAATTTAGACAAAAGAAGCCCCATTGTTCTAATTTTCGACAATCCTAATTATGGAAAACATTACTGCTATTTAGAAAGTGATCAAGGTTCTCCGTACCAAGTCTTAGTCAATAAGTCTTTATCTTATATTTGTGGTAGATTTCAGCTAAAATCCGATTACGAACAAGTAATATTGGCTAAAAATAAACGAAAAGCAAATCTAATTCGTAAATATGGCACAGCTACTGCAAATCTAATCATACAAGGAAAAGTTAGAATAGGAATGACAAAGCAAATGTGCTTAGAATCATGGGGAGAACCTGATGATATAAATACAACAACTGGAAGTTATGGAACGCATGAACAATTGGTATATGGTAATGAGAATTATCTATACTTTGAAAATGGGAAACTAACTGATATTCAAAACTAACTATTCCAGCCTCGTTCCTTATGGTTCGGGGCTTATCGTATAAAATAAAAATAGAGAAAGGAAAATAATTATGGAGCTTAAAGAATTTATTACTGAAACTATCAGCCAAATTATAGATGGAGTGTTAGAAGTGCAAAAGAAATACAAAGACCAGAATGTCTTAATTAATCCTGATTGCTATAGAGGCTCTGATAATGAATATGCATTACCTCCTAAATCAGGTTATTATATTCCAGCTCCACGAGTTCAGCATATAGATATGGATATAGCTCTATCTGTTACTGAAAATTCAGGTGAAAAGTCAGGAATTGGAATTGCTAAAATTATAAATGCAGGAGTTTCATCAGAATCTACTGCACAGAATTCCACCATATCTAAAGTTCGTTTTAACATTCCGATCTGTTTACCAACAGAATCTTCAGATACATACCTTGAAAGAATTGGACGCGGTAAAAATTTTAGAATGTAAACAAAAAGCCGGAAGCTCCGGCTTTTTTTACTTGATTAGTCCTTTAATCCTCAACCTTTCTACAATCTGATTGTAAAGGTACTCTATATCCTGCCGGAAATCCTTATACTGCTGGTAGATAAAGGAAACATCTGCGATATTGTTCGATATTACACATGGGGAAACATCCGGGAACACGCCTGCAATCTCGGCCCGGATTCCGTTCGGCAACCGCCCGCCGGCCAACACGCTGGGGGCGAGCAGAAACAGCACGATGAATAGGAATTTCTTCCGCTGAGTGACACTCTCAGGATTGGGCGGACATGCCATCCCGGCCAACAGTTCCTTGAACCAGCCATAAATCTCCGGAATAAGTGACAAATCGGTCAAAATAGGCGATGCTAACTCCTGTTCACGTTCTGATAATCTTGATTTCTGTTCACGTATTGATTTCAACTCCACGATTGATGAAAATTCTTTTGTCATAGTACGAAAGTTTTAGTTAGAATTCTTATATTTGCATCATAATCGTGTGAGGGAGTTGGCTTCTAATCGTGTGGGCTGGCTCCCTTTTTTTGTTTTATGCCAAGTGATATGCGTTCAGGATGGCTAAGGTGTAGATGATGACTGTAATCACGCTGTCCAGAAATACCGCCCATGCTCCCAATTTTTGAATCCGGCTGAAACTCATGGTCAAGACAACAAGGAAACATATCCACTGGCTTGAAAACAATCCCATCCCCAGCAATAAAAGTCCGATGGTATCCATGAAGAATGCAACATGAAGCCACGGATGCGCCATCAGATACCAGCTTTTTGCTGTCTTATCCAGCTTCTGAAAGACTTTTAATGCCGGTATAAGGATTTACATCTGAACAGCTTCACAAACTCGTACAGGGCTTGTATGATGATTAATGCGTAGAATGCGTGTCTCATGGTCAGTAGCTTTTATCTCCGTGCTTGTACGGACGAAATTCATTGTATTTCATCTTCTGCTTGATGTACCAGAAGATGTCGATGTCTTTTTGTACGCAGAAAACCAATATTTCAATTAAAGCCATTCGAAGAAAACTGTCGAATGAATGGTTTTCAATGTAATCTGAATCTGTTATGTTACATACCAACGAGAAAACAGATTCCGTGAAAGTCCAATCGAAGAAGCCCTCTGAACATTTCAATTCATCAGAATTGACCTCACCCAAATCCACGTTCCTCAATCCGGCCAAATCCAGCAGACGAATACAGGCATCAGCAAGTTCATCCTCCACGCTGTCTTTAAGATAATATTCAAACGTATCACGATAGGCTTCATCATAGTTTTCTCCATACAACTTCATCTCATGTGTGTAGTAATCCAATTCCTGATTGAACTTTTTGGTATCAGCATGGTTCCCTTTCCGGTCTGCTTCCACCGCTCCCATAAGTTCGGATATGACCAGACAAAGGAAATGTTCGTCACTCAGGTTTTCTTCGTGCCATCCGTGCTTCACTGCGCACTGGTAGGCTTTATCTCTTAATTCGTTTAGGTTCATTTTGTTTCTTCTATATTATACTCCCAAAAACTAAGTTTCCCTTTCACATTCTCTATTGGTTTATCAAAGAGAACTGCATCCTTCAGTACCCAGTTCCAGACTCCTTTCTCCGCCCACACTGAAGGATGGTTCTGTACGCAGTCTGCTATAACTACACTGCCGATGATGGCACCAAAAGGATAACGGCTCCAATCTGTTCCGGATTTTGATAATTCAGAAAGGAATTTATCTACTATCTCAGATATTTCTGGTAAACTGTTCCAGAAGTCAGCAGACTTTTTACTTGCATGAATCAGCACCCTCTGACCGATATACTTCTGAGGACACTTCCATGTCCGATTCTCGATGTCTTTTATACCGTGAGCGACTAAGCTCGCCCACGGTTGTTTAATGGATATTGCTTTCATTTCTTATCCTCTACAATTTGGTTTTCCAATTCAGTAATTTGTTTTTTCAATCCTTTATATGTTTCTTCCCAATCTTTATCAGCAAGAAGATAACCAACCCTTACAGCACTTTGCGCACCATACAAGTAAGCCTTTGACAAAGCTTCTTCCATTCATTCTCGAACATGACAGATATCGCACGTTTCTTGCGAATCTTACCTATCTTTGCCCACCCATAATATACTTTCAGTTTACCCATAGTTTACAAATCAAACAAGGTTGGCGCACTTATTTCCATCTCTGCTTCATACAAATATGATAAACCATCTTTCCAATAATCGTAATTCAACTCTGTAGACAATCCTTTTCTACCCATTTTTATAGCACAATATGGAACTGTTTGAATTCCGCCAAATGGATCGAATACAACTTCACCTTTATTGGAATACCTTGCAATGAGCCGTTCAACTATGTCAAGCTGCAAGGGACAAATATGGTTTTGACGCTTCTTTTGAGATTGCTTCGTATTCAATGTCCGCATACGGACAACATCGTCCCAAATCCAGTCTTTTTTGCTCACAGGGTCTACTGCCATAAATGTTTTTGGTAACTTGCCATACGCTTCCAATTCCTCCGCAAATGCGATATGTTCCTCGTAGTTGTAGATGTGTTCCTTTTCGTATTGCCTGAACAAGGTACGTATCTTGTCAATACCCAAGCCTTTCATATCCTCATAGCTTAACAGAGAGTTTCCGGATGATTTCCAACTTGCATGAGCGTCAATCTGCCAACGTGCAAGCGAATATTCATCTTTGTCCTTTACAACCGGAATATCAGCATAAGCTCTTGAAGTATCAGTTGGAAGTTTTCGGAATAGAAGAATATATTCAGGGCAACCGATACCCATCTTCGAACCGTCTTTACACATTTCTGTATATCCCAGTCGATAGGTTTGGTTATTTTCTCTCACAACATCCGTGTCCACCGTTATACGACCCATATATCTGAACCCGTACTTCATATAATGAAACACTGTCATATCACTGAACGGGTCGATTGTAGGCATACCGTCACCGGTTGCATTACCGAACAATACCCTGTCCTTCACATGGATACAGGCTAATCGTCCCGGCTTCAATATTCGCATGAGTTCAGGTGTCAGATAGTCCATCTGCCTGAAGAATGCATCATTATCTTCGTTATGACCGAAATCATTATAAGTGGGAGTATATTCATAGTGGTTGGAGAATGGAATACTTGTCACAATCAAGTCAACGGAATTACTTTCCATTTCCTGACATTCAAGTACGTTGTCATTGTTGATTGCCCGCCACAATCTGCCCATCTTTTCTTCACGACTTGCAAACATCCAGCGCATCATCTTTTCTTCAGATTTTAACCCGAACAGTCCGTTATTACGTACGATGTCAGTCATTTTTTCAACCATTTCACGATGTTGCGCCCATTTATTCATAAAACTCTTGTAAATCTCATTCTCGCTTTCAGCGTATACTAAATACAGGTCTACAGGATACTTCTGCATAAATCGATGTATACGTGCTACAGCTTGGAATTTGTCATTGAATCGATAGTCGATGAACATTATAGCCTTATGGCAGTGATATTGGAAGTTCAGACCTTCTCCGAGCATCTCCGGCTTTGCTGCCAGATATTTCAATCTTCCGTCCTTGAAGTCTTTTATAATGTTGTCGGCCTCTTCATCATCTTGCGACCCATATACAGCCTTGCATCCCGGTATAGCCTTACACAATTCGATGCGCTCTTGCTCCAAGTCGTGCCACAACAAGAAATGATCGTCTTTATTCTCCGGTCTGTTGACAATCTCAACGACCCGAGCTATTTTCATACTCATATTGTCACGGCGTTCACGCGCAGCATCCGCCAGCCCTAATGCCGCGTCACGAAATATCTTCATTTGTCCGTCCTTATCTGTCCCGGCTGTTGAATTATCTACATTTACCACCTCTTCGTGTACTCTCAGTTCCGGCAGCTCATAGCCATCGTCAGGGTATCCCAAATCAGAAGGTTTAGTAAGAAACAACGCCCATGTACTTACCCACAACCAAAATTCCTTTTCCTTATGTGGATATAGTGTCAGGTTGTTTGCTTTTGTGCTGTCTCTTTGGAAAAACCTCGTAAGAGCCTGTCCGGTATCCATCACACCAAGATAACCTGCGTAATGTATCAACTCTTTGTACCGGTTAGGAGATGGCGTAGCTGTCGCGACAAAACGATAAGGAACATCACTGAAAAGAGGAAGAAACTCTTGATATGTTTTTGTTCCGAAACCTCTCAGTACGCTTGCCTCGTCCAAGGAAGACACTGTAAAGTAAGACGGTTCGATACGAACTCCACATTCTCCATCACGCACACGTTCGTAATTCGTAATCATTATATCAGTTGGGCAAGCTTTGACTTCCTGCATGGTGCGTACATAGGTAACGTCCATGTTCAAATGTTCCTTTGCCTGGTGCAGGAACTCTACGACCACTCTCTTAGGACAAACAATTAATCCTTTTCCTCCTTTTTTCTTTAAAATAACACGGATTATTTCAAGTTGTGTCACGGTCTTTTGCATGCCAAAACTGCTAAAAATTGCTCTGCATCCCCCAGATATAGCCCAAAGAACAGTATCTTTCACATGTGGATAAAGAGATGGAGTAATATCTTCAATATTTACTTCAAAACCGACATTACGGCTAATAGCCATCTTATTTTTCAAAAATTCTATGTATTTCATTTTATTATTCTATAGTCGTTACACAATCAAAGTCTTTCCCATACATGATGTAGGCTCCGCGTTTCCGGAGTTCTGCCACCAGTTGCTCGTTGGTGTATTCAGCCAACCGTCCATGAAGCCTGTCCTGCTTTCTCCTTTCGGATGTATGCCTGCTCTCACATAACCGGCACCTGCTAGTATAATGAATGCCGGATTTTGTTTCATAGGCGCGGAACCTGCTCTCAGGCAAATTCCGGCCACACTCTATGCATTCTTTCATGATGCAGCCCTCCTGAACAATTCTATGTTACGGTTAACCAGTTCGATAATCTTATCATGATATATACTGGTTCCATTACATACAGCTCTTGACTGCATAATCTTGAATGTTTCAAGATTCAATTCTATGGTTTCAATACGATTCCCTTCTTTATCTTTGGCCGATAATATAAGGCTTTCTTTCTTCTTGTAATAGCCCATAGAATACACACAGTGGTGCATAGCCTTACCCTCTTCTGCCATTTCCGCTACGGACTGTACGACCGTTATAATGATGTCCTCATTACCGAAACATATTCCGAAGAAACGGCCTTTCTCCTGTGCGTATGTTTTTTCCCATTCCTGAGTTTCTCTTAGCTTCTCCAGCTTGTCCCTTCTTTCATCTTCCCTGTTCTTCCTCTTCAAAAGACGGTCATGTTCAGCTTTTAGGTTTTTAGGGCATACATAGTGTGCATTATGGGTATCAAGATGGAATTCATGCAGTAAATCCATATAATCAAACCACATTGAAGCGTCATTTATGATATATCCGTTTCGGTGGCATATATTCAATGCGTATCTATATGGCAACTGATAATTTCCTTTCTTCAGCATGTATTTGAATACGCTGAACTGACCTTGTTTGATTAGCGTTTCCGCAAAAGGGTTAGTAAGAAGTTGTATCATTGCCTTTGCTACCAGAACACCACGTTTAATGAACTCATTTTTCCAACCGTTACGTTTTAATATATCTGTTACTTTGGCACGTGGATAGAAAAAATTATGTTCAGTATCGAACATGTCATCAAAGACATAATACCCATTTGCACTATGATTGTGATATCCGATAGTCATGGCTTCATGTATTTTCCATGATTGATGATGTATTGAACGGGTGTATGGACGGGTGACAATAACTTCCTTTCCGTCATCATTTATCCAGTTCTGATATACCTCATGTATCATGTACTCGGTTTCCTTTCCCATTTCGTCATTTATACGTGATGCTTTGAATGTGCGTATTACATTCCATTTTTCAAACGTCTCGACAAATGAAACAAGTCTATCTTCGTTATAGAACTCCCCATCATGCAGATGTGTGATTTTGATATTATTTCCGCATTTAGGGCAGACGTGGCTTTCAAGCTCCACACTAACCGCAAGTTCAGGCTTAGATACGCTGTCAACATGACCGCAACACTGACACCATACTTTTCCTGATTTCAGATAAAAGCCTTTAACCGGAAATAATCTGAAAGCCCATTCTTTTTTTTCATCTGAAATGCCATGTAGTCTGCTGCTCATTTCAAGCACCATTCGTTCTGCTTTATTACGAGGTCTCATAGTCTTAAAAATCAAATAGTGATAACTGGCGTTCGTCAAAAATTTCCTGCTTAGTTTTCTTTCTTCCCGGTTTTTGCTTCACAGGATTTTCTGGCATTTTTTCAATGACTTCTTCTTTAACAGGATCTGGAGCCAATACTTCCACACTCTCCTTCACATTCTCAACTTTAATATTATCCTCATCGTAATAGTGCACTGCCCATCCATATACGGTTTCATCATCTATACCGACTGCACTGCCTCCCTTGGCCGCTTTACGAGCCTGTGAATAGATATATTGACAGCATTCCTTAATGCTCTTGTTCTCTTTCTTGTAGGTTTCCGCAAAAAGAGGATCACTCTTTGCGCGATTTTCCAAATACTTCTGGATAGCTGACTCAAATGTATTAGCCATAACGTATTATTTTAATTCCACATTTTAACTTTGTTATTAACCCTTTCCAGATATGCTGCTATCTTTTTCTCCGGATCCTCATTATTTCGAACAAATATTCTCTTTCATGATATTATGCAGATATAGCCTTTGCGATAATTTCCGCATCAGCAAGTTTAACCGATAAAATATTAATAGCTCTCGAACAATCTTCAGTATCAAGGTTAACTGTGCATGGTATGTTCATCGTAAGCATTACCCCGTTCAGTGCATGGAGCAGTGCCGTCTGACGGATATAACCTATACAAAAGCGCTTAAACCTTGAATCTTTTTTCTGCAATTCGTCTTCTCGCTTATCTAACTGAAGACATCCGAACTGGCATAATGTCCGAGCAAGTTCAAGTCGTGCAAGGATGTCAGAGTGTTCCAGATTACACCTGTCAAACTCTCGTTTGATTGACCAGTACAGAATATCAATGTGCTTCTGAATGTCTTCCAGGAAAATGTCATTCGCATCAGCAAAGAATGAGGACCGTTCACCGATTACGCTGTTTACCATCTTCTCGTATTTGCGCATCTCAACTTCAACCCGATTGATAATCTGTTTTGTCTTCATCCGGTAAAGAGGTGATTTCTTTACGGATTCGATAGCTTCAAGCGTCTGGCTGATTACAATATCATTCGTAAAAAGTACGTTATATGTGCATCCGATAACCATCGCTTCATTTTCTGCTATTATTTTATTTGCTTCTTCTTTAGTCATTTTTCTATTCTACTGATAATTAAATACTTTGGCTCACCCTTACGAAGATTGGTCAATGTTTCTTCATCAACTTCCGCTTCTGTGAGTCCATTCACGTTCATACATTGTGGAAGATGGTATTTTTCACGCAATCTCCTAATTAGATTCCAGTCGCGTGTTACCCAATAGATTGTGATTTTCATGGTGGAGCAATTAGTTTAGTGGCTGCTTCATCACCGGATTCAGCACGTTTTTTCAGTTCATTGTACCACGATAGTGAGGTATATCCTTGTGGGGGCGTAAATCTTCTTTGTTCAATTTTATCCTGTTCCATTTTTCGGTTAAAAGAATCAAGTTCCATATTCCGTTCGGGTATGAACTCCTTGAAAAAAGCTTTACCGATTCTGCGGGCATCAAAACTAGCGAAGGAGTTATCATATCTTCCCGCCTTGTAGCGGGCAAAGAACAGCATAAGTTCCGATAGTTTGAACCCTTTGACCTGTGCTGTAAACGAGTCACAAAATAGTTTGATTCCGTCCGCAACACCTTTTTCACGGTTTGAACTAGAACCGTACAATGCCATTATTTGCGAACGTATCCACATGGCTGCATATTCAATTCCAAACTTTTCCGAATAGTCGAAAATGGTCGGGCATTCTGTCCTATATGCCTTTTCGACATTGTTCATTACATACCCCCAATGTATCGGAGAAAATGAAGTTTCCAAGTCAGAAGGGCTTCGGTATTTCGTCATGTATGCCTTGTTCAAGTTTTGCACGGTCGGCAAGGTATTGCTGCATGGCGTAGTCATTTGCCTCCTGCTTGCTTGTATAACTGCTTCGATTGCTTCCATTGCGAATGCTTTTTACTTGTGAAATGATTTCATTGAATTTTGAATTGATATTTGTTACGCTGAAATTCTCGAATATCCACCCCTCTTTAATGGCAGAAAGCAAATATTGGAGGGCGTACAAGATTGATTCATCAGACACATCCATTCGCTTTTGTTCGCGCTGGAATTTCAGTTTCTTCAGAAGCTGGGACATTGCACCCGCATCTTTGGCCATCCAGTAATAATCACTCCCAAATAACTGTCTATAATGGATTTCAAAAAGAGAACGAGCTTTTGCATTAAGTCCCTCCCCCTTGGGGGGTGTGGGGGGAATAATATCATTAACAGTTTCTTTATCTTTCTTTTTCTTATTGCCCCTACCTTGCCCCAAATCTTCAACCTTTTCAACCATTTTTTGTGACATTGCCCTTAGCTCTGCCCTTAGCTCGCCCATAGCTACCTTTAAGTCTCTGATTTCTTTATCATTATCTATGCCCTTATCATTGTCCTTTGGCTTGTCCTTGACAGGATTGTATTCATCATAATTACATAAGGTTATAACTGTCATTCCCTGTTGATTGCAAGTTGTAATCATTCCCTTTTTCTTCAATTTGGAAAGGAAATATCTGACCTTCTTTTCAGACCATTTCCAACGCTTCATCAAAAACGATATGGATGCCGGATATTGACCTCTTGAATAAGAGATTTCTCGACCTCCGATGAGTTCGCTGTATGCCTCGCCGGTTGCATCAAATCGTGCTGACTGAATCAAGTCAAGCCACGCTTCGCATTCCGAGAACTCACGGGCAACTTTCCACATTTCATTCGAGAAAAACCTGCGGCTTAGCCTCAAAAATCCTTCTTCCATAGTTTTAGAATCTTACGTTAGTCAACTGCCTGTTATTAGAGTACACAGCCCATTTACCATTTCCACTATCAACAAGGCGAAGATCCTTCACTTCTCCAAATCGCTTTTTGTTTCCACAAAGGTCTACAATCCATCCAGCCTCCTTGTTCGGATGCGGACGGATAGCACGGCCAACTATCTGGTACCATAGAGCCAAAGACATGGTAGGCCGTGCCATGACAATCGTATCAAGTTCTGGATAATCAAATCCAGTAGTAAGTACACCAACATTGGCCACTACCGGAATCTCTCCAGCCTTAAATGCCTCAAGAATTTGTTCACGTTCCCTCTTGGGAGTTTCACCTGAAACAATGGCCGTTCCAGGGATAGACCATGTAAGACGTTCAGCTTCCTTTAGAAATCGTGTAAAGACCAATATTCCTTTACGTTTTACACCGTTTTTCGGATTCATAAGCCTTTGAACGATACTCACCAAAAAGCCATAAAAATCAACTCGCTCATATTCTTTTACTACAGACTTATCCGTGTAGTCAGCTCCAGTAGTGTTCACCTTCAGGTTTAGTTCATTCCACCCCAAAGGATTCATTTCATAATAGTTCAACTTCGATAGATATCCCATATCCAAAAGAGTGGAAATCTGTACCTGATAAATCACCTCAGAGAACACACACGGCCGAGTTCGAGTGATAAATTTTAACATGCGTCCGAAATCCCTGCTTGAAGAAAGGCGGTAAGGTGTGGCTGTAAGTCCAAGCACTTTACACTTCAAGATAGAAAGAAAATCTTTATACATACCCTCTTTCGGATTAACCAAATGGCACTCGTCTATAATAATGTTCCTGAAATGCTGGAACAGTTCAGGGTGATTGACGACGCTTCCGATAGTGGCGAATGTTATTCTTGAAATCTCCTTGCGGCCGAATGATGCAGAGTAAATAGAACAGTCCAGAATACCATATGCACATAACTTTTGGTAGTTCTGTTCGAGTATTTCCTTGCTGGGCTGAAATACCAACGTATGCCCTTCAAGGCGACTAGCAATATCGGCTATCACTAAACTTTTTCCGGCACCTGTAGGCAATACCATGATAGCATTATTCTTCTTTGATTTGTCAGCGAAGAAACTAACTGCTGCATCACTGGCCTTCTGCTGATAGTCCCGTAATTTATACATGTCTTCTCATCTTTTTTGTCACAACTTGAGTTGTGGCTGCTCTTTCTATTTCTGCCATTGTCGCTACCCTATTCTGTTTCATCCATTCCTCAACTTCAGAACGGTCGAAATAGATTTGCTTTCCTGTAGGTTTATAGTGAGGTATCTGATGACTGCAGGTTAATTTATAAAGATGGCTTTTACTTAATCCAGTAAGCAAAACCACATCTGCAAAACTTAATACATTCTTTGCCGCTAACAGAGTATAAGCTTCAATTCTGTTCAACTGTTCTTTTAGTATGTTCAACTCGTTCATAAACCTTTCTCCTTGCTTAATTTATCTCCCAAAGCTTTGTAATACTTTGTGAGTCCGATTAATTCAAAATCAGTCCACTTTTTTGTCTGTCCTGCTTTCCATGCCAGTTTATCAAAACGTTGCTGACCGATTTTTACTTTCAGATTCTTTTCATATTGTATCAGATGATCCGCACTGAAACGGTTACACGCCCGGCACTCGGCGTGTGCATTATCCTCGTCAAAGCGTGTAGCCATATGGCGGCGCGAATGAAAGTGCCCGCAATCTGCCTGTTCGTATGGCTTTATCTGGCCGCACGAGATGCAGCGGAAATACCCGTTCGGCATACAATCACGAAGCCGGATATAACGACTGAAAACTTTATCGAGTTTGGCCACTAAATCCGGCTTCTTCTTTACTTTAATACCTGCCTTGTCGAATAACGGCAAGGGCTTTTCTTTCTTCTTTTTAGGTTTCTTGATGTAATACGGCATAATTTATAATTTTAGTTTGTGGTACCGGCAGGATTCGAACCTGCACGAATTGTCAGTTCTTTGCATCTATGGATTGACCGTCCAATCATTGAGCATAGCGTCTCCCAATTTCCGCCACGATACCAGATGCCCGTCTCTCCGGGCTGTCAATTATACTTCGATAATTACGATGTCAGGTGCAATAGCTTTAATTGCTTCAATCTGTTCATCAATAACCTTGTTCTTATATTCTTCAATGGTCTCATTTGCACCAGCAGAAACCAAAGAAAGGGAAACGTCTCGACCATCTACATCGGCATAAATCTCAACTTCAATTTCTTCACAGGCAAAGCCCTTGAAAAGAGGAATATTCAATTTGAAAGACTTAGGAAGATTAGAATCAACCACTTGAGAATAGTTGTCCGTCCTATTCCCGTTTTCCTCTTTGCTACGTTCTATATCCTGATTTACCTTCGCCTTGAAATTCTTCAAAGTAGAAACCAGCATCATGTTCTCAGACTTATTCTTGAAGAAAGCACGGTGCATCTTAAAGAACTGGGATAGCTTGATAGGCTCCCACTTCTTATTGGTGTTGATACCGAACTCCAGCATTTCCTTGGAAGCCTGTAAAACCCCATTAATTACTGTCTGATAGAAATTGGTTTCATCAATAGTCAAAGCCAGTCCCATCTTGTCACGGTTTACGATGATATTGGCCGATTTCTGATTAATCAGTTCGACACGCTTCTCCAGCCATTTGAAAGGTGCATCTATCGTTCCATCGATAACTACTCTTTCAGGTTCTCTCGGGTCAAGTGCTACAGATGCTTTACCTTCTCTCAATACTACTTCGATTGGCTTACCGTTATAATCTTTCGGTACAACCAGGTTGATTTTGTTCTCACTCATCTGTTCCTGTTTTACGGTTAATACTAAATACTGTCTTCTGCATTTCCTGTGGCATAATCGGTCGGCTGTAGACCAGTTCGCCCAGCTTGTTGTAGAATCCGGCCATCTTTTCCTCGTGATAAAGAATCTTGGCACATTCTTCATTTTCCACGAACTCTGAACCTCTTTTAATGTGGTCCAGAAGTTCCTGCTTTTCTTCATTCAAAGGCTTCAGACGCTCTTTGAAGTTCTCCATAGCCTCTTTCTTTTCCATCTCAACATCGTTGATGGTGATTGAAACCTCGGCTAAGGTTTCTTTCTTCTGAGCCAGTTCTTCGGGTGTGAACCGGTGGGTATAGCCGATTTTCTCTACCGCATCGGCATTGTCCTGAAGAAACTGCCACCGTTCCTGCTCAGGGATGTCCTGTCCTAAAAATTTATCCATAATTATCTATAACTTTTTACACCGAACCTATTATAAATCTTTCTAGCGGTACCCATACCATTATAAACCGGGATGCAACTTCTTTGTGAAGCTTTCTCTCTTTGGTGAATGCCGCTTGAATTGGGATTAATTGACTTCTCAGGATTAAAAAACCTTGCTACATCTTGTGGAAATTTTCTTTTCTTCATAATCTCAAAATTTTAGATAAATTCTTTGTTACGTTCGATTTCTTGTTGTGCGTAGATAAGCATCTGCTGTTCGTTGGCAGCCGGCAAATATATACCGGCCACGGATGCAGACCAGTTTCGGAAACGGTCAATGCTTAAAGTCATTTCACCTGTTGTCAGTTCTGCTGAGCTACGCAGGTAGGTTACTTCCTTACCTTTCTTGTTAACCGTCTTTCTCTCAAACAAATCACGGTTGCAAGTCCTTTTGTAGAAGTCGATCTTTGCTTCATCAAGGCTGCAACCGTATTCACTACCGAAATACCCCAAAAGCAGATGTAAATAGCTGTTTTGGGATAGCGTGCGATTAGGAAGTTTCTTTCTCACTTCCACAACTGCACGCTCCTGGAATAACTTGTTTACATAAGCCTTAAACTTGGGTATATCATATTCATTCTTCAGATTAAATAAGCTCATAGGCTAAAAAGGTAAATCGTCTTTTGGATTTCCGTTAGCATCTACGTCAGGTGGAAACGCCTGTGCCATGGTTGGCATTTGTATCGGTGCCGGTTGCTGTGCTGGCATGGATGCTGGCTGGCGCATTGGCTGACGGGCTTCCAGTTTATAGCAGCAGATGGACACCATCCGTTTCACCTGTCCGTCCTGATTCGTCCATTCCCTGCCCTGCAAGGCAAAAGAAACCGTTATCACATCGCCTACCCTATAATTATCTAGTTCAGTACATTTGTCACCGCTTACTTCAAGAGGTAGAATGTTCTCGTACTGGCTGCGTTCACCTGTATAGGGGTCGTGGGCTGTGGCATCAAGAATAAACTCACGCTTCACAAACGGGTTGCCACCGCTTTTGGATGGGATTTCTTGGGGCTGTCCAATATAAACCAGCCGTCCGGTTACTTGGTTACTCATCTTCTGCAAAAATTTTCTTATCGGTTATCAAATCTCTGTTATCATTCAAGAACCGGATAAAGTCCTCACAATGGTTAGTGAGGATGGGAATATCCCGCTCGGGAACGAAAGTATAGCTTTCGGTATAGGTCGCACGAAAGTCCGTGATGTTATACTCGAACATCCTGACATCGCTGCCGCCCTGCATCAGACAGTATGGATAAACCATATGCTGCCAGTGGTCTTTGAACTTACCTACATAATAACTTCCGGTAGTCTTGATGTCATGTACTGACATCGGCATCAGTTCATCTATATAACCATATAGAAGAACACTTCCGAAGCATGTTGGCAAAACTGCTTCAACCCGTTGCTGGGTCAAGGCTCCTTTGTAATAGTCTGCAAACTCACGGCAGATTGAGATAGGGAAATCGAACTGACGACATTTATAGGTGGCTCTCAATCCGACCAATGTCTGCCTGCCATCCTGCATGTCTGACAGTAATCTTTCCACCTGTACCTTATCTGATTTTCTGTTTTCAATCATACAATCGACTACCTCATTGAAAGCCGTTCCCTTATCAGCTGCCTCGCTGTCGAACGGTACACGGTTAATCGTGTCAATCAGGCCCTGAAACTGCTGCTGTCCGAACTCTTCGGGGGTATGTGGGGGATTCTCACTGAATCCCCAATACCTTTCCCAAATAGCATCACTTTTCAGATAGCTTGTAAAGGCATCCAAAAGTGTGGCATAGAACTTGAATTTAGGCTGCTTTGTCTGCATAGGTCTTTGTCTCTTTGTCGAATTCCAGCCCGAGAGCTTTTACTTTTGCTGAAAAAAGATTTCTGGCCATATTCAAGGAACTACCTACATGCTCAAACTCATTAATTCTTGACGCAAACTCATTTGCAGAACTGGCGTCAGTAATAAGTTCGATGTTCTCTTTGATTTCAGCTATGACCTTATCGTACTTTGCAGCTTCTTCTTTCTTTACCTGCAACATGCTCAGGTAAGGCATGATTACCTTTGCTGTGATAAAGTCGTTCTTGGCAGTGGGATTTCCATTCTTGTCAAGAATTGTAGGTACCTGCATCAGTCCCGGCAAATTACAAGTGTTTTTACCGTCGTTTCTTGATGTTGGATCAAATGTGATTGTACGCTTCTGTACACCGTTCTCATTGTGCATTTCCAGATACCCCAGTAAATCGAGTTCCGTAACAATAGAGTTGTACGATTTTTCTCTTAAAGCAGGTATGAACACGGTGTCGTCACCTTCTTTCCGAGTGTCACGATGGGCCACAAACACTACGTTCTTGTTCAGTGATGAAAGGGTTCGTGTCATCCATGAGAATTCAGCGTTGATACCGCCCCAATCTTTGATTTGCGGCTGGCGTGTACCACATTTGTAGGAAATGATAAAGTCCATCATCTTACCGATGGTGTCTACTACGATTGTCTGATAGGCCGAAAGGTCTTCCTGCAATACCTGTTGTACATCCTGCCATGAGCTTACCTGTACGATGTCTATGCCATCAAGATGTGCCATATTCACACGTTTCACGCCATTGTCAAAGTCGAGCAGCAGCGGTTTTGGTGCGCTCAATGCTACTGTTGTCTTACCCATACCTGCCTGACCGTAAATCATCATCTTAACGGTGGAAGGAATTACTAATTCATTGGATTTCTTAATCAAACTCATAACGCTATATTTTTAGTTAATCAATACTTCAATTGTGCATATTTAATCATATCCCTGGCATTGCAGAACCACTTGCCGTCTTGCTTGTTGAATACATCTTCGTTTACCATAAATACTTCCTTATTTTAAGCAGATAATTGCCGAGAAACCCGGATATTCTGTTGCTGATACCCGGTATTTCACATCCATTTTGTTTTTAAGTGTCCCAATCAAGCGGAGGTCACGGTTGCGGCGTGATGCTTCCAGTTTGATTCCGTTATGCCGTTTCTTGTCATATGGGACTTTGTAGATGTCCCCTTTCTTCATTGAGTCAAACAGCCGTACTGTCTGGTAATTTTCGTCTACTGTAATTTCTTTTACCATAGTTTAAGTATTTGATTGCTTGCTGACAGAACGGGACTCGAACCCGTGACCTTTTCGCTAACCATACGAAATATTCTACCACCTGAACTATCTGCCAATAAAAAGTGCCGAACCTCAAAGTCCGGCACTTACCGATTCACTCTTTTTTTAAACATGACTAAGCTAATTGCACCATACCTGGATCAAGTTCATATTCTACCTTAGAACCTTTGAATACAACAATAACCCTACCATTACTTAATACCTTTTTGACTGTTCCAATCTGTGTTGAAATCCGTGTCTTAACCTTATCCCCTTTTTTCATCTTTACTTGATTTTAATATTGAATTAATCTGTTCACTTATCTCTTGATCAAAAGCAATCCGCCTATCCAACTCACGAGAACGAACTGCCAATATCGCATTTATGTCAGAAAAATCATCACAAATGCTTTCTATTGTTTCTTGCAACTCGTTCATCTTTATCCATTTTATAAGCGGCCCCAAAGCCAGTTATTACAAATCCAGAAAATCCAATCCAATAAACCGGATTCAAATCTTGATTGAAGTGCATCACCAACAGTGATAATACACAGATAAAAAGAAGTTTTTTCATAATCGTGCGTTTTAAAATTCGTCCCCGTGGGCGTTCCGGTGGTTGCCTTGCTACTTACCAAAAGTTTGGTAAGCCACGGGTATATATAGTTCTTGCTGGTGTCTAATCAGTGAAGATTGTCTTTGTAGCCGGCCTACGGCCACCTGCAATCGTATAAGTCGTTTTTGTTCTCGCGGTGATTAATGCGCTGCGTTTGCTTCTTGTCAGTCCCTTACTCGCATCCTTTTCACCGTGCCGCTATCGCTACTCAGTCGAGCCCCTTTTGCGTAAGGTGTAGCAGTACACCTAAAATTTCCATCATGTCAAAGAACCAATCAAGTAGAACCCTGCCCGATTCTCGCTATCGGTTGCCGTTCAGTCCGTCAGCAGGGCGTATTTGTTACCAGCATATTACAGGCAATCCTTGTGACTGTTGCAGGTTGATGTAGTCCATACCGTCATCTTCGCTGCAATCATCGCATTCGTAAGACTTCAACGCCTCTATTTCTTCTTCGATAATATCTTCAATGTCTTGCTTGCAATCCGCATTGTATTTGCTACAAACTTCTGATTCTGACATGCCTCTAACAGATTCTAACTCTCTGTAGAGTTCATCTAACTTGTTACTGACTTCTGTTGCCCTCATAGTCATGCGATATTTAAAAGGTTAGCTTTTTTGAAGCATCTATACTCTTGTTTCTCTGTATCGAAGTACACCTGAACTGTGTCATTCTTTTTTCTGCTGTCACCACTTGTAGCAGGTATCAGATTCTCTTTCAAAGTACCATAGGCTTCACGAACAGAACCATCAACCTTTTTAAAATAGAACTTTACGATTCTTTGTTTCATTGCAGTTTTCAGCTTCATGTTCGCCCAAGCGCATTTCAACGCTTCACTCATAGAAAAACCGTTTCGCTTTACGAAAGTCCACGCCATCAGCATGACTTCTTTTAATTGGTTTTTGATTTTCGTACTCATAATCGTGTGTAGTTAAATGGTTATTTACTATCTTTGTTTCGTATCAGTGTTACGTTTCTGATGCAAATATATAACATTGTTCTGATATAACAAAACATTGTTCTGGTTTGTGTTCTGATTTAACATTTTTAAAGCATTGCCATATGAATAAGACGATAAAAGAAAGAACCCTTGAATTTATTAAGTACAAGGGTATTAGCATGAAAGAATTTGAATTGAAATGCAATTTGTCAACAGGTTATGTTACATCTATGAGAAAGGGGTTTGGCTCTGAAAAACTAAACAATGTTCTGACTTCTTATCCTGAATTAAATCGTGACTGGCTGTTATATGGCGAGGGAGAAATGATTAAAGAGGCAGCCCCACTCAAGTCTGGATCTTCCATTTCCCCAAACGATATAAAGGGAGGCGATTATTCAGGAACATTAGTCTATGACATTGATGCAACATGCGGTACCGACCAAAGGGATATTTACTTCACACAAGATAATATCATAGGCTCGGTAAACCTTCCCGGAATCAATAAGGGTTCACAGATTGTACGGGCAAACGGAGACAGCATGGAACCACGAATTTTTGATGGAAACATGGTTGTAATCAGAGAAATTCATAGTTGGGAGGATATTTTCTATGGGCAAATGTATCTTATCTTGTTAGATGAATATCGTATGATTAAGTATATACGTAGATACGAGCCGGACGAGGATAATTATATCATCCTGCGGAGTGAGAATCCGCAATATGATGATATAAAACTTCACAAGGGAAAAATCAGAAAGATGTTCATCGTAGAAAATATATTGTCTGTCAAAACACAGTTATAACCATGGAATTCAATCAATACCTTTGGAACCTATACAAGAACTCTCCAGAAGGAAAATCTACCATATCCAGCTTTTCGGGCAGAAAAGAGTGGATAGAGGAAGAACACCTATTTGAGAAATATAACCCTAAAATCAAAGAGGGATTCAATTCTGAAATGATTTGCGGGATACTGGAAGATTTCTGGTGTTACAAAGTATCAGAATATGAAGGCACAGAATTAAAATCCCTGGATGATGCCGGAAAGCTATATGAGGAAATCATATCCACTGGTCTGACAATAGAATCAGAGCAAGTCCTAAAGATCGGTGACTTTGATAGAATGCTAGAGTATATACCATTCCTGTCAATGGAGTTGAATTATTTGTTTAGAGAATATTTCTTCCCTTACATCTATATAGATGAGTTCTATCAGCTTACAAGGCTTGCAGACTACTTTGAAATAGGACTTCCGCCAATACCCAAAAAGTCTGATTATAAAGCTAGGTGTATGTATTATTGGGAACTCTGCAAAGTCTTTTATCTGTTCAGAACAGGAAATGACTTATCGCCCGATGAATTGAGTGCTTTCATGTACGATTATGCTCCTAATGTTTTAGGCACAGAAAGTAAAGGTAAAATGCCCAAGCCATCAGCCGCGTGGTTTATTGGGGGACTGATTGAAGGATATGGTACCCATTGGGGCACTGGATTTTGGCAATCCAACAAAGAAACGAAGAGAGGCGACATTCTTATCCACTATGAAACATCTCCAGTAAGCGCAATCACCTGTTTATGGATAGCACAAGCTGACGGTGTAATAGACCCTTTCTTCCATTATTATAGCAATACCTATATAGGGGACAGAATCGAAATTCCGCATATCTCTTTAAAGGAACTAAAAGCCGATAAATACTTTTCAGATCATCCGCTTGTGAGAAAAAACTTTCAAGGAGTCAATGGGTGGCCAGTTGCGGGAAAAGATTATACAGAACTCATGAGGATAATAGAAGGGAAAGGATTTAACATATCCGCACTTCCACAGATTTACACCCCTTCATTACCTAAAGGAATCACTATTGAAAACGAAAAAGACGTTGAAATGAATCTATTGGAACCGCTGTTGAACGAAATGGGATGGTATGAGCATAAAGACTATATCCGTCAGTTGCCAATTCATGCAGGAAGAGGACATAGGATTTTTCCAGATTATGCACTTCACTATGACAACAAACCGGAAGAAGAAAAGGCAAAGGTATTGATTGAAGCCAAATACTACATGAAAAATAATCAGGAAATAGAAGCTGCCTTCCTTCAGGCATTTTCTTATGCTAAGCTATTAGAATCATCTGTAATAGTTCTATGTGACAAAGAATGCATTCTTGTCTATAACAACAAGAGAGGATTCAGTAGAAGCCACTACAGTAAATATTATTGGGAAGATATGAAGAATCCCGATTTATATAATGAATTGAAGAACAAACTTAAAATGTAA